GTGGTCGGGGTCGGGGTCGGGGTCGGGGTCGTGGTCGGGGTCGTGGTCGGGGTCGGGGTCGCGGTCGGGGTCGTGAGGATTTATGAAACGCAACGTTGCCATTTCCGATTCTCCTTACGGACGCCTTCCATCAGCCTTGGCGGTACAAGTGGGTGACATTGTTCAGTGCGACCTGGGGATGCGGATCGTCATTGAGGTCACCGCCAAGGCCGCCACTGCCATTCGGTTGGTCGGCTCAGATCAGCCACGGGACATCGGCTTGGAAGTCTCCAAGAGCCGCATCATCGAACGACGCGGCGAAGACGGTTTGAAAGATTTTCTCCTGCGCAAACGCGCCTTGCAGGAGGAAGAAAAGCGGTTGGCGCTAAACAACCCAACAGAAAACGAAGTTATGGCAAAAGGAATGGTCAAACTAGAGCCGGGTGACAAGCTGTGCTACGCCGGCAAGTCTCACACCGTAGTAGCCACCACCGAACGCCGAGCGTTGCTGGAAGACGCCGACGGCAAACAAGTCTGGGACAAGCGGGTGGTGAACGAGTTCATGTTCACCGACTGCAACACCAGCGCCGTTTATCGGCTCAACGAGCAGGAACGCGCCAAGCATCTGGAAAACTTTCTCGCCTCGCGCAAGCCGTCGTCGGGCAAGGAATCAACTCAACCCAACGGCACTGAGGAAACCAAAGAAATGAAAGCACGCGTCAAGGCAGGAAAGGTATCAAAGAAACAAACCAAGAAGGCGTCCGAGTCCAACGGCAAGGCGTCGTCTGGTCGGAAGGGAGAGTGGTGGGGATTTTCGGTCAATAGCGTTCTGGTGGCAGCTGGCCACAAAGGAGTGACGGCGGAACAAGCGGTGCGGGTTGCCAAGAGCGTCTCGATCATTCTAGACGAGAAGAAGGCCAAGCGGGTGCTTTACTATGGGAGCAAGCACGGTGGCGGAGCGTCCTTAACCGCAGAGCAGCTGAAGGAGTTCAAGGTTTGAGCCTTTGTCCTCAGTTGTATTTGGCTTCTGGTTGGTTTAACCCCAGCCAGAAAGCTCAAATGGAGGAAGCCTACGAGGTATTGAGTGGCTTCAGAGACCAAGGAGCAATCAGGTTGTTTGCTCCGTTTTATGATGGCATTGTATTGAGTGGTAGCACCCCTTCAGAGCGAAGACGACGGATGCAGGAGGTGTGGGAGCTAGACATCGGAAAGTTGTCCAAATCAGCCCTGGTGATTGTGTTGACTCAAGACCACGACGTTGGAACAATTTTTGAGTCGGGCTATGCTTCGGCGTTGAAGATTCCGTTGTTGTGTTACAATTCTGTGCCAGAGCTGGGGCTCAATGTGATGTTGTCCCAGGAGGCAAGGGGTTTTTGTAAAACCCCAGAGGAATTAGCAAAGGCTGTCGCTGGTTTTTTGGAAGCAAAGAACCGTTTGGAATGGCGATATAATCTTTGGAAAGGAGAACCATTTTGAAAACTCAGATTGCAGTTATAGACATCGATGGGGTATTGGCAGATTATCGGGTTGGGCTGTTGTTTTGGATCCGTCAGTCGTGGCCCAGGCTGTCGCAAAAGGCCAACTATCATCTTGGGCGGTCTGACACCTGGATCAATCACGAGTCGATGGGTGTTCCGTATCGGCAGTGGCTGGACGTTTTGGAGATGTTCCGCATGGCCGGAGGAAAACAGGCCATTCCGGTTGTTGAAGGAGCGGTTGAGCTGCTGAGGTCTTTAAAGACCGGAGGCGTCGAAGTGGTGCTGCTCACGTCTCGACCGATTGATTTGTATTCCAACATTTATCGGGACACCATGGAATGGCTTAGGAACAATGAGCTTTGTTACGATCTGGTGCTTTGGTCCAAGAGCAAGGCAGAGATGGTTCACAAGATGCGTCTGACTGACAAGGTAATTTTTGCGATCGATGACGAAATTAAACACGTTGTCGAGTACGACCTATTGGGAATCAAAACATACTGGATAGACCTGTACAACAAGCAGGCTGAGCTAGAGACGTTCAACACACTTACGCGTGCAAAACGGGTGTTGTCTCTAAAGGAAATTGAAGTTTATAGCCCAAATGAAAAACAACCCTAAAGTTACTTTGCTGAGCATCACGTCTAATCTTCAACAGACGATCGGGCAGGTGTGGGAGGTCGCCAAGGGACAGCTTCCGTTGGAACAGATCGACACGGGTGCGGTTGACCTGGAGAAAGTGCTGTCGGCAGACTTGCCGGTGAGTGAGTTTGTCAACACGGTGTGGTGCGTGGAAGGGATGCCCAGAGCGTTTTGGGACCAGTTCGATCGCTCACGGCATGCTGCCTTTTGGGAACAGTCGGTTAGGATCTTGGACTTGTCTGCTTTTGCTGACAACGGAGGTTATTGGTTGCCGGCGTCTGTGGTCAAGGACACACAGGCACAAGAATGTTATCAGGAGGCCATGTTTCAGATTCAGGCAGCTTACAACAAACTCATTGGCCTCAAGATCCCGTCGGAGGACGCACGTGGGCTGCTTCCGTTGCACATCAACGTCAGAGGGACCTGTTGCATTAATTTGCGAGCCTTACGCCAGATGATCTCGAACCGGATTTGCTTCATAGCTCAAGGGAGCTATTGGTTGCCGGTGGTGCATGGTATGATGCTGGAGCTGGCCAAGGTGTTGCCAAATCGGGTCATGAAGTCGTTGGCCCATTTGCCCTGTTACGGCAAAGGCTGTTGTCCAATTGAGAGCAATGTGGTCACACGACTCACGAACGAAGACCCGAATCCGGTCTGTCCAATTTATATGAAACGTTTTGCCAAAGACAAGGAGCAGGCTGAGGCGTTCACTTATCAGCGCCACCCGGACTACGGAGAAATCAAGCAGCGTTATTACGAACTAATTCGGTCATTAGGAATGGAAGAATGAAGACTAAGAATGTTGGCACGAAAGGTATTATATACGAGGAACGTTCAACGCTGAACGACGAGCGGTCTTTGGAGCCGTTGTTTCCTCCGAATTTGCTTCGGGCGGCAGCCGCTTTGTTTGAGCAAAGGAACGCTCAGTATGGTGACACTTATCGTCGTTATGGAAGTCTTTTAGTCTCTTTGTTTCCAGCAGGAGGCGTGCCCCCAATCACAACTCCCGAAGAGGCCATTCGTCTTAATTTGATTATGATGTGTCTGGCTAAGCTTCAGCGTTACGCTCATAATTTTGAGGACGGAGGACATCTGGACTCGGTTCGTGACCTGCAGGTTTATGGAGCAATGTTGGAGGAAAACACCAAGCATTAGTCATGGACGACTTTGTTCATATTCACGTCCACTCGACATACAGCTTTCTAGACGGCTACGGAAGTCCAAAGCAGTTTATTGATCGGGCAGTTGAGCTTGGCCAGACCGCAATCGCGGTGACAGACCATGGCAACGTCAGCGCCCATCGAAAGTGGAGCAATGCCTGTATTGCGGCGGGGATCAAGCCGTTGCTTGGAGTCGAGGCTTATGTCTGCGAGGACGCGACCAAGAAAGACGCTGCGCACAAGAAGCTTTGGCACATCACGCTGCTGGCCAAGAGCCCCGAAGGCTACCGCAATTTGTTAAAGCTGGTTACGGTTTCTTGGTGTGACGGCTTCTATTACAAGCCGCGAATTGATTGGGAGATGCTCCGTCAGTATTCCAAAGGACTTGTTGTCACTTCAGGATGCCCGGCTGGCAGAGTTGGTGACGGAATAGCTAGAGAGGGTTGGTCGGCAACTGATGTCACCAAGGAGCTTAAGCGTCAGGCAGCGCTGTTTGATGACTATTACGTTGAAATGTCTCCGTGGCAATACGAGGAGGGTAAAGACATCGCCAGAGCAGTTTATGGAGCAGCCGTAAAAGAGGGGATGCGAACGGTTCTGTCCATGGACGCTCACTATCCAAGGGCTGAAGACGCGTTCATTCAGGACGTGATGTTGTGCATTAACAACAATTGTCGTCACAGCGATCAGGACCGGATGAAGTTTTCGCAGGACGACTATTGTCTTCACTCTGGAAACGACATGGCTGCCAAGTGGCATGCGATTCATGGCAAGAGCCTTCCGTTGTTAGACGATATGTTGTTGAACACCCGAAGAATCGCTGACAGCGTCAATTTGGAGTTTCCAAATGCGACCCCGTTGTCATATGGCGCAGCGGACAAGAACAAGCTGTTGCGCGAGTGGTGTGAGGCTGGGCTCAAGGCCAAAGGTTTTGAACACAAGAAAGACTATCGAGAGCGGCTAGACTATGAATTTGGGCTGGTGATTGCCAAAGACTTTGCTGATTACTTTCTGGTGGTAGCTGATTTGGTTTGTTGGGCGAAGGACAACGGAGTTCTGGTTGGGCCGGCACGTGGCAGCTCTTGTGGTTCGTTGATGTGTTACTTGCTCCGAATTACGTCAATTGATCCTATGGTTCACGGCTTGATGTTTGAACGCTTCATTGACATCACCAGAAAAGACCTGCCGGACATCGATCTGGATTTTGAATCAGACCGTCGCAACGACGTCAAACAATACGTCGAGAACAAGTACGGGGCTGACCGGGTGGCAACGCTGGCAACCTTCTCGACCTACAAGGGCAAGATTTGTCTTCAAGACATCGGCAGGGTTTTCTCCGACAAGATCCCGAACAGCGCTGTGGAAGAATGCAAGCGGTTGGTGATTGAAAGGTCTTCTGCAGACTCTCGTCACGGAGCGACGATTGAAGACACCTTCACGAATTTTGATCAAGCCGGGGCACACCTTGCAAAATATCCAGAGCTTGGACTGGCCAAACAGCTGGAGGGACAGATTCGCCAGTTGGGGGTTCATGCAGCAGGCCTGGTCATCAGCAATGACCCAATTGGCAATTTCGCAGCGGTGTACGTGACCAAGAATAAAGACCGGGTAATTTCCATGGACTACCCGGACGCGAGCTCGGTTGGCCTTTTGAAGATCGACGTGCTTGGACTCACGGCGTTATCGGCTATGAAGCGCACGCTCGTGATGATTGAAAAGAATCATGGGAGGAAAATCAATCTGGACGAATTGTCTTTGGACGACCAGGAAGTTTACCGGGCATTTTGTGACAAGAAGCTCCAAGGGATATTTCAGTTCATTGGCGAGTCCACCCGGCAGGTGTGTCGTCAGGTGCAGCCTAAGAACTTTCAAGACCTGGTTGCTATCAACGCTTTGAGTCGTCCAGGGCCACTCCATAGTGGAAATACCACGAGCTTCATTGAGCGTCGTCACGGCAGAGAGCCAAAAGTTTCGTTGCACCCGTTGATTGATCATGTCATAGACCGAACCAATGGCATGATTGTGTTCCAGGAACAGGTGATGCAAATAGTTCGCATCATGGGAAAGTTTGACTGGTCTGGCATTGCGACTGTGCGCAAGATGATGAGCAAGAAATACGGCGACGAGGCATTCAGCAAGATGAAGGCACGCTTCGTTGAGGGGGCAACGTCTCAGGGTGTGACAGAGGAGAAGGCCAGCGAGGTATGGGCGAACATCTGCACCCATGGCGCATGGAGCTTCAACGAGTCGCACTCTGTTGCTTATTCTGTGCTTGCCTATCAGCTGATGTGGCTCAAGGTTCATTACCCCTCTGAGTTTTATGCAGGGGTAATCAGCTGTGAGGTTGACACCGAGAAGCAACGCCGGTTGTTCAAGGAGTACACGTCGGACGGCCGTAAGCTTTTGCCTGTTTGTGTAAATTCAAGTCAGGAGGCTGTGGCGTGCGATGCAACCGGGCTTAGGTTAGGACTGGACGCAGTGACAGGCCTTGCTGCTAAGTCCCGGAGCGAGATCCTGAACAAGCGTCCCTTCAAAAGCTACCCCGACTTCACCAAGCGTTGCAAAATTCCTAAGGGCCAGGCCGACAAGCTGCTCAAGATTGGTGCGTTCCGAAACCTTGACTTTGATTCACTCACCGAGCAACAGGATCTATTCGGCGCACACCTGGCCAAGACTGACACCTTTGATTACCGCACCCCCAGCGAGAAAGACTTGCGCGAGTTCTGTCCGTTGCAAGCGGAAGGGAAGACCTATATAAAATGGCGTGAATGGGTGGCCAAGAAAGCCAAGGGCAAGCTGTGGTTGATCAAAGACCTAGACGACATTACCGACCGTACTGAGATTTTGTTGATTGGTTGCACCAATCCCAGCACCAGCTTCAACGCCAAGAACAAGCAGGAGGAAAGTGCCAGCCGAGGCAACGCCTGGGAGCCGAAGGAAGACGAGAAGCATTTGACCAAGGAACAGTACAACTTTCTCAACTTTGACTTCGAGGACGAGACTGACAGCGTGATCGTGCGCATCAGTTACAAGTTGTACCCAAGCTACAAGGGGTGGATTTGGAACATCAAGGCGGACGACGTCTTGGGGGTGCGCGCCATGATGAACGGAACCATGAGGATGGCGTTTGCCACCCATGTTGTCAATCTCACCGACATTGGTCGCCGAATCCGCGCCAAGCAGCCGTTGACCAAAATAGAGCAGGAGTTCTTCAAAGGCAAAGACCGCAACCGAACATTCAAAAGGAGGAGTGTATGAGCAAATTGAGTTTTGACAAATTGAGGCAGGCCAACATCAGGCGTTGTGTCCAAGTTTTCCATCCAATTGATCGGTGGTCGCCAACAGACTGGGGCTGTGCCCTGGCAGGGGAAACGGGCGAGGCTTGCAATCTTATCAAGAAGTTGCGCCGTTTGGACACAGCCGACGCGGCAGACGACACCGTTTCCAGACGCGACCAAATTGTTGCTTCCATTGGGAAGGAGTTGGCAGACGTTGTAATTTACGCAGACCTTTTGGCCGTGCGGCTTGGGCTGGACTTGGCTGGTTGCATTCGTCAAAAGTTCAACGAAGTTTCAGAACGACGCGGCAGCAACATCAAGTTATGAACACCGAAGTTTACCCACACGCTCCCGGCTTCAAAACCGAGCAACCAGAGACGAGCAAAGCGGCAGCCAAAGCGGTCAAGGGACGTGCCGAATTGTTGCGTGTGTTGGTGTTGGAAAAGTATCGGTTGGGCTCGGCCACTGCCGACGAGATTGCCGCCAAGCTGGGCGAGAGCGTGCTGACGATTCGTCCGCGTGTGGCCGAGTTGCACAAGCAAGGCAAGCTGGCCGACACCGGGGTGAGACGTCCGAACACCAGCGGTCACAGCGCCACGGTCTGGCGGTTGGAAGACGAGCGGGTGAAAAAAGCCTTTCCTAACGGTCAGCAATCAACGATGTTTTAGCCATGGCAAGTTTGCCCAACAACCCAAGCGAGACGTTGCGGAAGTTGAACCCGCATTTGTACGGCAGTGATGCGGCCAAGTCAGTTGAGGCAGCGGTGCTCGTTGACAGGCTTTTGAAGGTGGCCAAGAAACGCTTGCGCCAAGACACCAAGCCACTTATGAACAAGTTGGAGCAGGACTTGTTCAATTATTTGCAGCGGTTGTATCCGAAGGTCAAGCTGCACGCCCAGGCCAAAAAATTCAGATTGGCAAATGGACTCTGGTACAAGCCGGATCTGACGGCAGTGTTGGACGGGCAGGAAACTGCTTGGGAGGCCAAAGGCCCACACGCGTTTCGGGGCGGATTTGAGAACCTCAAGTTTGCCGCCACGGCTTGGCCGGAGGTCAATTGGATTTTGATATGGAAGAACGACGACGGTTGGCGGAGTCAGAAAATATTACCATGAAAAGCGAATCGGAAAAGAAGTTGATCAGCCGGGCCATGAGCCTCATCGGTTCAATCGTCACGAAGCGCAAGCAGGAACATGCCGCCTCCATTGCCCACCTGGGCGGCAAGGCGCGCTGGAAGGACCACATCAAAAAGCCCCGAAAGCTCAAGAAACTGGCGTGAAAATAGCGGGCTGAAAATAGTTGAAGAAAAAGCTTTTCTTTTGCCCAACCGTCAGGCATAGTCAAGTTACGGTTGAGGGCGAAGAGTCCGAGGCCGAAGAAAGAACGCTAAAATGAAAACTTCGAAAATCAAAGAGACCCCTGAGCAAATTGCAGCCCGTGAAGCCCGTTCCGCCGAACTCGCCAAAATGCGCGCTGAAGAAGCGGCAGCGGCCAAACAGGCCAAGAAGGTTGCCAATGAAGCCTTGATCACCCGGTTGAGCGAGGCTGCGGTTTGCTTGTCCAATGCGGTTGCGGTTGAGGAAACGGATTTGGCCAATGCTGACCGTCGTTGCCGCCGTTGGGTTGGTGAATCCTGGTTGGCCACTCACGAAGAGTTGGTTGGCCGCGCAGACCGGTTGTTGGTGTCGCCTGCTGATTATTTTGAATGGGCTGAAGCTGACATGAAGGCTGCGGCCAAGCGTGAGATTCTGGACTGCATCATCCACCGGGTTTTGGAAGGCAAGCCGGTTGGCGACGCCATGGTTGAAATGGTTGCCGACATCAAGGAACGTGTCATGAACAATTACGACCGTCCGTCCTCCACCAGCCCGGCGCACAACGCCATGATGATCGCCAAGCAGGAAGTTCGTTGCCAGATCGTTCGCGACATGGCTTTCCGTACCGAAGCCTGGACCGAGGCCAAGAACGCCCAAGCGAATCAATTCTGCGCGCAGATGGCGTAAGCGAAACTGACATCAACTTCAACTCATCAAACCTATGATGTCAATTCGCTTTCCCTCGGTTCTGAATCCCACCAAGGTGGGTTACGAGTGGACCAACGACAGCATGACGTTCTGGAACCAAGCCCGCAACAGCAACAATGTCTTGCACATGTCAGCCGGTTTCTACGAGACCTACGGTGACGGCAACTGTCAGCACACCCCGTTGGTGGCTTGCAACTCCAATCAGATGACGGACTTTTGCCTGTCGCTGACGCGCCATTTGTTGGCCCACCCTGAAGTTGAGTTCAGATCATATCCGATCCAGTTTGAGCCCACCACCAAGGAAACGGTTTTGTTTCTTGCATCAATCGAATACAACGCGGACAAGCGCCAGTGGTTCAACACAGCCACAAACAAGCTGAGCGCCAGCGAAAGCAAGGCCCACGACAAGCGATGGTTTCAAGTGCCGGCTTGGGCCGACGGCTCAGTGGCTTCGGCTGTTGGCCTGTTCAATTTGGCCAAGGGCAATCCTCGTGAGGAAACCCTCAATCTGTTTGCACTGCACGAGTTCTTCTACGCGGCTGCCCATGGCGTTGTGCCGCAAGGCAAGGAGTGGGAGAGGATCACCGCCTACCAAACCCAAATCCCGGGCGACTTCACAGCGGCATTTCGCGCCTTGCAATATTTTGTCAAGGCTCATGACTATTTGGCATCCGCCAAGCGGACGGCTGATTGTTGTGAGCACAACTCCCAAATCAAGGAGCAGGCGGCATGAAAGTGGCCGCTGTAATTTCGCTCTGGTTTTATTCACTTGCCTTCGTCACCCTGATTTGGGTGGCGATGGCCATTTGGAGTCGCTTGTGAAACATCTGCCCTGCGACATCCCGAACCAAGCCGGTTTCCGGCTGCGGCTGTGGCTCAAGGACGGAAGGACGATTGACACCACCGTGGACCGCGAGCCGACCACCGGGTGTCACTTTCTGGTTGGGGTGAACATTCAGGACGTTGGTTGTTGGGAAGCTTTATGAAGACGCTCGTTTACGATTTGGAGATCATCAACTGTGTTCCGGGCAAGGACAAGCCGCTGGACGGCATCAAGTATTGCCAAGGCTGGGGCGACCATGCTGGAATGGGGATTAGCGTCATTGGGGCGTTTGACTATTCAACGCAACGTTATCGGGTGTTCTTGGAAGACAACTTTGATGCATTTGTCAACTTGGCTCGTGATTCAGACTTGCTGGTCACGTTCAACGGCATTGCTTTTGATCACAAGGTGTTGGCCGCTTGTTTGAACTTCAACCCAATCCTGAAAGACTACGACTTGTTGCTCGAGATGACAAAAGCGGCAGGCGTTTACAACGCCAAGGGGTTTAGCCTGGACGCCACGAGCCGGGCCAACTTCAAGAATGGCAAATCAGGCGACGGCAGATTGGCTCCAATCAACTGGCAGGAAGGACACCGGGGCAACGTGATAGATTACTGCCTGGAAGACGTCCGCTTGACCAAGGCGTTGTTTGACCGGGTGAAACAAACGGGTGGGTTGCGCGATCCTCGTGATCCCAGCCGGTTTCTGGAGATGCGCAAGCCGTGAAGAAACGCCACATCATTTTCCACGACCTGACCACGGAAGCCGGGCGGAAGACCTTCCAAGCGGCTTATAACGCCAAACACGGGTTGAACCCAGCCCCTAAAGTGGCTACAAAGGCCTCGCCCGTGGTTTTAAAGCCACTTTTGCCGGCGGAACGGGGAAAGCTAGGGGTTTGCGCCTCGACGCTCCTAGAGGCGTTCAAGGCCATTCCTTTTCCGGGCAGCTTCAAACTCGGCCCAAAACAACGCCTGCACCGCTGGTTGTGCGACGAGTGCGGCTTTTGGCACGGCCAAGCCATCAACCCCAACGAAGAAAACCTGCCGCCCAATGAACCGGGCTGGGATGTGTTGGTGGCCACCAAACCCAAGAAGACCAAATGAACTCAGCAATGCTAGCAGCCGATCTTGTCAAACGGATCCCAGACCTCGCCCAAGACAACGTCGAGAACCGTTTCAACGTAGTGCTCAATTTGATTGAGGCAGAGCGAAAGCGTCAACCCGTCACGCCGCGCCAAGTCCTGACGACCGACCAGTTGTTTGAATTGCGTTGTTTGAAGGATTGGCTGATTCGACAACGCAACCAAGAACACGACGGCGCTTTGGCCCGGATCACCCAGCGCCGACATCAGCGCATCCGGCGTCAACAACCCACAACCACGAAAGGCAAAACGAGTAATCGAAAATCTAAACGGTCGGCAGGCAGAAAAGCCAAGCCGGATTCGCTGCATGGAGTGTTAGCCAGCACGTCGTATCATCTGCTGGCTAAATACGGCAACCACAAGCGTCCCGTCGGAACATTCGAGGCCGGACGGCGCACGCCGGCAGAAGTTGCGCGGTGGATCGAGCGCGAACTAAAGCACGGCCCGACTCAAATCGTGGTGACGCGAGTGCTGGCTAACGCCGCACTAAGCCAAGCGGCGACAACCCAAAAGGACACCAATGCCAAGTGACTCTCAACCGCCAAGCGATCCCGCTTTGGCTTCAGTAAGTGGTTCTCCTGCGCCGATTGCGAAAGGCATGGGACAAAGTGACCGCTGCCGATTCTGCGGCGAGTTCTACGAGAAAGCAAAACCGTGGATATGCCCAGGTTGCTGGGAAACGGTAAAAGCTGTGATCGCGGAATACCCCGATGAACTCCTGAAGCCTGCGCTGGAGAACGACCAAGCTCACCCCACTGCCGCTGGCGGGACGGGTGGAGCGCAGAGCGGGGCGCTCCCGCAGTCGCTTGCAGCCGGTGGTTTGGCGTCCGGGCGGCGCACTACGGGTTCGGCATCTCGGTCGAAAAACTCAAAATGAAAATCAAAGAAATCACATTCGAGATGGGCAACGACTTCGCAGCCGTGATGGAGTGCGAACACTGCCACTCCACGCAAAAGCTGTCCTCTGGATACCATGACAACTTCTATCACACGCGAGTCATCCCGGCGATGACCTGCAAAACATGCGGCAAAACCCGCGACGGCATCGTGCCGGAAACCGCGAATAACACGGCACGCTCACTGTGGCCGAACGACCAAGCTATGCTGCGGCATGGCGACCCAAAATGAACGATGCGACCCTAATCATTGAGCAGCCCAGCGCGTTGCCGTCAGCAGCAGCGACTGGTTCGGCGATACGTCCACACGAGGAACAAACACCGCTAGAAAGGGTGCTTAGATGCCACCTGTGGTATCCGAACGACATACTGGCTCGTGGTGCGAAAGAACTGCCCAAATCTGGTCCACTTCCTCGCCCGTTTCGGGACGGACAAGACAAAAGACACCAACAAACGAAATGAAAAACCATGAGCGCGCCTGTAAAGCCTGAAGAGCTGATCGGCGACGACTGGATGGAAGATCCATCCGCTCGCGAGGAGTTCGCAAAGGGACTTGATGAACTCGACGAGACACTGAAGCCAGTCACGGATGCCTTGGATGCCTCAGAACGTCTGAGTGAGGATGACTGGGCTATTCGGATAAATGCTCGCTAAACTTGTTGTTTCTTATGCACAACAATGTAAGGAGCTGCTCGCCCGCTTCAACGCCATGAAAGAAGAACAAAATGCCCCGCGCCCACGACAACCTAATCGGAATGCTAGCTAATGACATTCGCCAGCAGCAACGGGTGGAAACCCACGCCCGAGACGTGGTGGAACGCCTGTTGGTGAAAAGCCAACCTGCATCCTTAACACGAATTACCTTTCCTTCCCCATCAAAAAGAGCGAAAAACAAACCGTGAGCCAATCTGCCACCAACGGTCACACTTCCAAAAAACGCAAAGGTCGTGGCGGGCGCAAGAGCCGTTTAACGGACATCACTTTCATCAAACAAGTTGAACGATTGGCCGCCAAGGGCATGACCCAACGTCAAATTGCTGTCATTTTAGGCATTGACCCCTGCACCATAAGCAGTTGGAAGTCCCGTAAAGGGGAGCTTGAAGACAAATTCAACAAAGCGTTAAAACGTGGTGAGGCCAAAGGGGTGCAACGACGTCTGGACAGAATTGAGAAAGCAGGCAAGGGTGGCAGCTGGCAGGCTGATGCCTGGATGTTGGAGCGTCGCTTGCCAGAGCAATTCGGACGCAACGACCGGATGCGGGTGAGTGATGTGGATGGCAACCCAATTGCTGGCACCACGGTAATTGCTCCCACCGTGGTATTCATCCAGCCCAAGAAGGATGAGTTGAGCGAGCCAATTGAAGTGGGGCAGATTGAGAATGGGCACCCGTCGTCATGAACGAGCAGGTCAAATTCACTCCCCAGCCCAAGCAGGCGTTGTTTCTTCAGAGCAATGCTGACATCACCATATTTGGAGGCGCAGCGGGTGGGGGCAAGACCTGGGGTTTGTTGTATGAGCCGTTGTACCACATCAAGAATGAGAACTTTGGCGGGGTGATCTTTCGGCGCACCTATCCCCAGATCACGGTGGAAGGCGGGTTGTGGGACGAGAGCGACCGGCTGTATCCGTTTACGGGCGCTACCTCCACCAAGGGCTCATTACGTTGGGCGTTCCCCAGTGGCGCAACGATGGTGTTTCGCAGCATGGAGAATGAGGATGACTGTCGCAACTTTGACGGCTCGCAAATTCCTTACATCGGCTTTGATCAGTTGGAGAGCTTCACGCCCAAGCAGTTTTGGTACATGCTCAGCCGCAACCGTTCTACCTGTGGCATTCGGCCGTACATTCGGGCCAGTTGCAATCCGCAACCGGGCTGGCTGGCGGATTTGATTCAGTGGTGGTGGGATCCGGAAACGGGCTATGCCATTCCGGAACGCAGCGGGGTGGTGCGCTGGTTTGTGAGAATTGGGGATGGCATCCGTTGGTATGCCACCCGTCAGGAGGCAGCCAAGAAACACCCGTCCGTGCCGGCCAAGAGCTTCACCTTTATCTTCAGCAAGCTGGAGGACAATCAGGTGTTGATGAAGGCAGACCCGGGCTACCTGGCCAACCTGATGGCGTTGCCGTTGGTGGACCGCGAACGGCTGCTGGGTGGCAACTGGAAGATTTCCGTGGCGGGCAACATCTTTAAACGGGAATGGTGGAAGTTTGTGGACGCACCACCCGCTGGTATTTACAACTGGTGTCGTTATTGGGACCTGGCCGCCACTGTGCCGACCGATGGCAAAGAGCCAGACTGGACCGCAGGTGCCAAGCTGGGCGAATTGAACGGGGACATTTACATTGCGGACGTGGTGCACTTCCAAGGCTCATCGCTGACCAACGAACGCACCATCAAGGCCACTGCCGAGTTGGACGGGCCAGCCGTGGCGGTGCGCATGGAGCAGGAAGGCGGCGCAAGCGGCAAGAGTTTGAGCGGGGACGAAGGCCACTATGCGCGCAACATCCTTGTCGGTTACGACTTCTCAGGTGTGCCCAGCAGCAAGAAGAAATTGTTGCGTTGGGCGCCCTTGAGTGCCGCTGCCGAAAAGGGCAGGGTGTTCTTGGTCAAAGGTCGTTGGAATCAAGACTTTGTGGATGAGTTGGAAGGCTGCAAGGGGGACGACGAGAAGAACGACCAGGCCGACGCCGCTAGCGGGGCACTGGAGGCGTTGCGTGTTCCGACCGGAGCTTGGGACGCCCATGCCATTCAAATCGCCTCCACAGGCTACCAGCGGCCAATGGGTGTGCCGGGCAGCCTTGACCCGGCTACTTATGACCCGATGGCGGAAACGGTGGACGCAACGGAGTGAATTATGATCAAGCCGCTTGAAAAGCATTCGGTAGGCCCAAAGCCCCGATCCGTGGTGGAAAACGCTGCAGTGGCCACGCTCGGCACGGCAAACGGTGCTCCTGAGCCCATTCAACCGTGCTGTTCCTGCCGTTGGGCGGTGCAAACCAAGGAATTGTTACGTTGCCATCTGAATCCACCCCAGGTGCGCATGCCCTACGACAACATGGCGGCCTGGCCGGTGGTGCCCAGCCGAGGTGGCGGTTGTTCATCGCACGCCACATCATGAAGACCGCCGTTTTCCATCTCGTCCGCGAGCCGGGGGAGTCTGAGGATTTCCTGGCAAGTTATTTTGAGCACTTGAGCGGGGCGGACCATGAACTGTTTCCCGTGCTCAAGGGCGGGGCGTCCGCACCCGTGCCGGGTTTCCGCCAGTTTCGCGTGAATGATTTTGGACGGTCGTTGCACGCCTTTGGCAAGGCGTTGCGGCGGGTGGACCTGGAGGGGTTTGACACTGTTTGTTTTCTCAATTCCTTTTCGCGCATCGCTTGTGACGGCTGGCTGGACCGATTGGTGAGCACAGCACGACGGCCGGAAGTTGGCATGGCGGGTTGCACGGCCAGTTTGGAAAGCTTTCTGGGCAACAAGCCCGCGCTGTGGCGGTCGCTGTTGTTTCCGCCCTGGCCAAATCCACATCTGCGCACGAACGCGATCTGTCTGCGCATGGAGGTGGCACGAAAGTATTGGCCTCGGTTCGCCTTCAACAAGCCGCTGGAACATGTCTCTGAATCTGGCTGGTGGGGTTTGACAAATCGTCTGCGGGTGGCAGGGCTTGATTGTGTGGTGGTCAACGCTACCAGCGAGCACACTCTCAGTGCGGATCGGCAAAGCTTTGAGTCGCCATGCTTTCGTGAAGGCTGGCCCACGATGGTTACGGACAATCGCCGAAAGGGAACATGCGAATGACGCACGATCAGTCTCCGTTTGTTGCCGATGACCTGAAATGGCGTTGGTGGCATTGGCCGGTGGCAGCCCTGGTGTTCATTCCGGTGGCGGTTGGGATTGTCTTCTTCATTGCGCTGGTCCTGGTATCAGGCATTAACGATTGGTGGCAAGACCGACGGAAAGACAAGTTGTGAGCTCACGAATGAGTTTCTGTTTGGCGGTGGCGCTGATCGTTGCTGCGTTGGTCTGGTTGTTTGCCGAAGCGTTGCACCCCGATCATGTTGTGTTCTCCAATGACGGTCCGTTGGGGGCATTGCAATCACAGCAGTCTCAAACCTTTGGCCCAATTTGGGCAGACCTGAATTGGTTGGGGCGCTCTGAGCCAGCTTGGTCGGCTTCCGGTATCACTGGAGGTTTCCGAGCGTTGATGCTTTGCCGCAACCTAGCAATAGGCACGGTTCTGCTTTGTATGATTGGCTGGCCGTTAGCTTATTGGTGGACTGGGCGTGGCGTCTTGAAGGGGATTGAGATTGGACTGCTGGCTTGTTGGTGTCAGCTGATTGGCTTCGGCTTGGTCTTGGCCTTGTTGCACTTCCTGACCGGCAACCCGGAATATCTCGGCGCGTCCTTCGGCTTGTTGAGCTTTGCATTCATGGTAGGTTTTGGCTTTCTGCCGCCTGCTCCGGATCCTCACTAATTATGAAACCACCTATCTCCCTCGTTTTGGCTACGGCTGAGAATTGTCAACTCGGCTGCTCTGGTTGTCCGACCGGTCGTGTCAAAATATGGAATACAAACGAAAAGCCCGGCGTGGGCGTCATGTCCCTGGTCATGGCCGACCGCATCATCACCAAGGCCAAGGCCGAGGCGCATGTCTTGAGCGTTTGCACCTATTACTTCAATGAGGTGCTGATCTATCCGCACATCGTGGAGCTGGTGAAGCTGATCCAGTCCCACGGGTTTTATCAATTCCTCTCGACGAACTTGAACACGTTCAAGCATGTGCCGGAATTGATGGCCCTTGAACCCACGAACATCATCGTGAGTTTGTCCGGCTGGTCCAATGAGACCTATCAGCGGTACCACGCCGGCGGCGATGTGGAGGTGGTGAAGGCGAATATGGTCAAGCTGGCGGCGTTGCGCAAGCCGGGCACGTTCCTGCGGATGAGCTGGCATGATTTCCATTACAACCGCCACGAGCAGGCGCAGGCCAAAGCCTTCGCGGATGAACACGGTTATTGTTTCACGCCCTACGGTGTGGGCGTGTTGCCGCTGGAACGCACGCTCGCGCGCTGGCAGGACGGACAGCTTGATCCGGCGGAGAAGGACATCCTCGTGCCATTGCAGGAGGCCAAGAAACTGAGCTGGCCGCGCCGGCATTGGAACTGTCAGATGCAGCAGCAGACCATGACCGTGGACGCCGCGGGCAATGTTTACAACTGCTCGGACCGTTACAACAGCACGAACCTGCGCGGGAGTTTCTTTGAGCGGTCAGTGACGGACATCCTCAAGGCGCGGAAGACGGATTTCGATTGCGTCTCCTGCAAGGCGGTGGGTGGGCACATCTACGGCGCGCAGGAATACACCGTGCCGCTGACGAGTGTGCGGCGCTGGTTGGACATCCCCTTTCGCGGCCTGAAGCTCCAGGGCCTTTTCCAACGCCTCGATTTCGACGAATGGCGCAATCAGGTTGAGAGCCATTACGACCGGCCGCAAAAATGAGAAGCCGCACTCCACCACTGACCGAGCCTAATGGATGGGAAAAGTCCACCACCGACATTCGGGTCATTTGCACCCCCACCGAGAAGCTGTTGTGGAAGGCGGTGTTTGGAGTGGGTAACGTGGCGGAAGTCAGCCGAAGGTTGTTGAATGAAGAAGCGCACAAACAAGCCAACATTCCTTGCGGACGAAAACACCACCCAAAGGGGAAGTGTTAGGCTCACCAACTTGCACCCCAGCGGCATGTTGGCCGAGGACGTCAAGTGTCTGGCCAAAGCCAAACAACGAGCTGAAGAAGTCACCACCGAGGCCATTCAACGATATGAGAAGTGTCACCCGTTGATCAACAAGCCGTTGAAAGATGACTTTGCGAAATGTGGGGATGGGAGTTTAGTTCAATCAAGTTGAGCAACTTGGTTGTCTCCAAATTCGTCCACGAAGCCCGTGCCAAAGCTGCACCGGGCACTTTCCTTTCCCAGCTGCCAGTGCAGGCGCGTGCGCCTCGCTTGCCGGCTCTCAATGATGTTTCGCTAACGAATATCCTTCCTCCTTTCGGAACCAATCCGCCTCAAGGCCCAATTGCCAACAGCGACTTGGACTTGAATGACCGTTACATCCGCAGCGATCCGCGTGAGCTTTGGTATCTCAGCCTGCCCAACAAGCTAACGCCTCAGCAGTGCCTTCAAATTCTTCGCAGTGCCCTTGGTGGTGACATTTGGCAACAGTGGCAGCTTTGCGCCATCATGCTGGACAGCTGGCCGACGTTCCGAATGGCCAGCCATCAATTGATGGAGGCAGCGGCTTATGCGCGTTACGCAGTCCACCCCTGTGCCGAGGAAGGCAAGAAACCGACGCCACAAGCGATTGAGCGTGCGGACCTGGTCAGCCGAGCGATTCGCTCCATGCATCCGGATCCGTTCAATGACGAAAAGGGATTCAGCGGAATGTGCTATGCACTGTGCGACGCGATGCTCAATGGCGTGTCCACTGTGGAGTTGATTTGGGAATTTCGCACGTCAAGTGATCACGGACGGGAGCGTATGCCCGTTTCCTCAGCCTGGGTTCATCCCCGTCACGTTTCCTTCACCAACGAAGGCCAGATTGCCGTCTTCAGCGAGAATTACAACCGGCTGACCTATGCGGGTGCTCCGCAATCCACCAAGCCTTCGCCGGACAAATTTCTTTGTGCCCAGTTCATGAGCAAGGCCGGGTCTTGCCTTGGTGCCGGGTTCATGCGGCCGCTGGTCTGGTATTGGGCTGCGCGTCAGTTCAATCTGGAATGGATGCTCAACACCGCCAAGCAATACGGCTCACCGTTCATCGACATCACCTACAAGCCGGGCAGCGTGAGCACGGGACCGGGCGGTGAGTTGGAGAAGCTGAATGAGCTGCTCAAGACCGCCAGCGCCAATCGTCGTTTGCTCCATCCGGAAGGCACGACCGCGGAGATTCATCCAGCGACCTCGCTCGGCAAAGAGAATCCGCAACGGGTGCTTGAGGAAAAGGCGGACGAGGCGTGCTTGTTTTTGCTGCTTGGTCAAAAAGGGACGACCACGCCGACGCCGGGCGCCTTGGGATCTCAAGACACTCACGAGACCGTCAAGGATGAGCGAATTTCAGGCGTGGCCAATTGGCTGGCGCGCAATCCCCTTCGCCAATTTGCCCGTGCTGTCTTGAGGGTCAATTACGGCAATGATGATGAGTGCCCGAACATTGAACCTGACTTCACCAAGCCGCTCAATCCGGAGCAGGTCGGGGCGATGATGACGTCGGTCAGCGGTTCACGCGTGCCGGTCAGGGCAGATGAATTCTACAAGAAAGTTGGTTTCACTCAACCGGAGGCCGGCGAAGTGGTCTTGACGGGCGGGGTGATCGGCGTCCAGAGCGAGCCGATGACCGACGAGGAGCGGTTTGATCAACAGCTTGGACAACAGGTCAAGACGGCGGAAGTTCAGATGGAGTTGGGGGCGGAAATGGATCAAGGTCAGCCCGCGCAAGCGTCTGACAGGGCCAAGGCGGAGTTTGTTCGAGGCGGAGCGCCAATCGGCAACCAAAATGCAAAAGGCCACGGAGCAGACGGAAGCCTGCCAAAAAAGTTTTGGGCAATCCGCAAAGGTGGGCGCACAACGGCAACCGGAAACCACGTTGGGCTGACGGCAGAATCTTTGTCCGAAATGGCGAAAAGCCATGGCGATGGCGCAGAGGTTGTCTTTGACGACAAGCCAATGGGCCAGCAACGAGAAGTTGGCCACTTGTTTGGTTACACTTGGGAACAGATCAGAAGTTGGCAGCAGGGCATCAAAGGCAGGCGCGGCAAGAAACTACGCGACGTCCTCCACGCCGCTTCCAACGACGAATTGGACGCCTTAGAAGCCAAGCTGGTGGCGGCAGAGCAAGCACCCCATAAGAACGGCGAGGCTGAAGATTTGAAAGCGGCAGTGATCGGCATTGCCGAACGGAGATTCGAACCGTGACTGCCATTGAGCAAGCCAACTTGATTTGGGCAAGGGAGGAGCACAGGGGCAAAATTGATTATGTTGAAGCCAGCGGCACAAGTGAAGGGGCAGAAAAAGGTTGGACTCATCGGGTTCACGTCCGGATGACCGACAAGCACGCCGTTGGTTCAAACAGCCGTTCGTACCCCAATCAGGAAATTCGCAAGCTTCGGCTCGCTGCTGCTAGTGATGAGGAGGCGGAAGCTAAGGCGCATGCTTTCTACAAGAAACGGGAATACAAGAATTTGCACACCGTTCACATCGAACGCAACCCAACGCCATGAGCAAGCTCAAGAAATTTTCCCGCACCGAGCCAACCAAGGCTTTGCCTAGCGTTGCGCCAGCGGGCACGCCCACAGCGGTGAGCGCACCAGAAGTGCCATCACCTCCGGCTGCGGAAGCAGCTTCAGTCCAAATAGAAAAGGCTGTGGGCGAACCTTTGACGGAAACCACCACTCAAGCCGTGGTGACCAAGGAAGTCCCCAAGCCAGTTACAAGGACCGGTGGGGCGGGCTGGTTTGTTCCCGCGCAACGTCAGTCCGGATTTGGAATGGGAGGAACGAAATGAAAACTGTAAATTTGACGGAAGAAGAACATGCTGAGTTGTTGAAGTTGCGCGCTGCCAAGAAGCTGGAAGCGTCGGAATCTGTCAAGACCTGGAAGGATTCGGTGTTGGCGGGAGAAGTGGTTCGTTGCACAGAGTCAATTCCATTGTTTGTGAAGAATGATTGCGACTGAAAACATCAGGGGAAAGTCAGGCGTCTATTGTGCGATTCATCGGGACTCGCTTGCTTGTTACATCGGCAGCAGCGTCAATTTGAGCCGACGCCGGCACAATCATTTGAACGAGGCAAGGAAAGGGCGTGATGTGAAGTTCCACAAGGCTCTTGCGGAGTTTGGCGCACACAGCTTCAACTTTGAAGTAATTGAGTTGTGTCCAAGAGAGCAGTTGGCAGAGCGCGAAGACTTTTGGATCAAGTTTTACCGAAGTGCACACGGGAATAATTTCAACACTCTCAAGACGGCTCAGTGGCCGGTGTTTGAAAAACCCACAGACGAGATTCGCCAGAAGTTGAGGAAAGCCGCGCTGGGCAGAAAGTTCAGCGATGCTCACCGAAAAGCCTTGAGCGATTCTCACACGGGCATCAAGCACACCGCGCAATCAAGATCCAACATGGCTGCTTCTCATATTGGTGTGAAGCGAAGTGATGAGGCTCGCGCTAGAATGAGTTTGGCCCAAAAGGGGAGAATCGTCAGCGATGAATGCCGCGCCAAATTGAGGGCAATCAACTTGGGAAAGAAGCACAGCGAAGAATCAAAGCGGAAGCTGTCAATCACATTGAAGGGCAGGCCGTTCAACCCTAATTCAATTGCAGCCTGCGTGAAGGCGAACACAGGAGCAAAGCGCAGTTTGGAAACCCGTGAGAGGATGAGGATTTCAAGGTTGGCTTACGTTGAGAAAATGAAAGCAGGAAAAATATGAATGCAATTTCTGATGTTGTGACCGGGGCGGATTTAGGCGGAAGAGTTCAACGAGAGTTGAAAGTGGGTGAAAAGTTTTCTTTCATGTGGATGCCGGCTGGCCAACACAAGATAGTTGCCGGGTTCAGGAACGGGAGCATTGAGCTGAATGTCATTTGTGACAAGAGTACGGCTGACAAGGTCAACGCCAGTCTTCAGTCTTGGCGGGAAGAAAGGCCCAAACAAGAGCCATTTGGTTGTGTGGAGCACAGAGAGCAAGAAGCGAGCTTTAGAGTCAATGCCAGTTGCAATTTCTCATTCAACGATGACGGGGTTTATTTGACGGCTGTTCCGACAAAGCTGGGAGCGGAAAACATCAATGGTGGAATCCACAGAAGTTGGAGTCCAAGCTTCACTACGGACGCCGACTATAGCGCAGCGAAGACGATTCAAACTTCATCCGGACAATCCGTGCTGGTCTTTCCTGAAGGAGTGCGCGGCAGTTCAACAAATCCCGCAACGATCACAGGTGTCGATTTTTGCCTTGGAACTATTACGAATCGTCCGGCGTTCCACGCCATGGCACCCGTGAAGGCACGGGAGACGGTGCAGGCAACAGGGACGAGTGAGGGGGTGCGGAAATCGTGGGAGTCGCGGAGGACCGGAAGCGGTAAAGCTATTCCGCACGTAAGCGACGACGTTTACACCCGTTCCGAGAAAGTTCCTAAGTGGAATGTTCCGGTCAGTCCGTTGCGAGACAGGGATGTTGGTGGCCGGCAGTTGAAACAGAGATTGCCTGAGTTTTCAAAAGCCGATCACGAGCACGCAGCGAAAGCTCACATGGAAGCCGCTAGCGAACACGAAAAAGCATGGGGCGAAACTCAAGACAAAGCGCATAAAGAAACTTTCGGAAAGAAGCCAGAGTTTCACGATTATCGAGTTTCTGGCGTTGGGCGTGATGAGTATTCCGAGGAACACAAAGACGCGCTTCGCCATCATGCGCTTTCAAAAACTGACCACATGTCGGCAGCGCATGCACATTGGAAAGCCGCTGGACACCACGGGGTCACCACGGAAGAATTGAAATCAAAAGTTTCAGCTTCGGAAGCAATTACAGCCCATTGCCACGAAAACCTGCTACGCGACGTGCCCGACGCCACCAAGGCAGAAATCGCCCAGTATGAGAAGTTGATTGACGACGGCGGTGCTCATGGTGATGCGGTTTACGAGATCCGCAAAGATCGAAAGAATGGGTTTGTGAGCACGGCCGAGAAGCCTACATTGGATTCCATTTACGGCAAGGTGGAGGCCAGCCAATCCGCGGCCAATCAATTGGCAGAAGCGAATGGCATGGCCAAGCTGACGGCGGAGGATGTGTATGCTCGCCATACCGTTACTGCTGTCTGGAGCGATGCCGCGCGCAAAGCGGCGCTCGAGGCGCGCAAACGAAAGAAGGGTGCCGCCTACAATCCTGACTCTCGCTGGTCCACTTCCATGCAAAGCAAGGAAGAGACCGCCAAGATGAGCGAGGCGGATATCAAGGAAGCGATCCATGACACTCATACCTATCTCAAAGAGGAGCTAGGCAAGGCGCCGACGCATGGCGAGATCGCAACTGAATTTCACCAGACGCATGGCGTCAAGCTGTCGCACGAAGCGATCAAGAAGCATCTCAAGACCAAGGCCAGCGAGATGGCGTCTGGCGATGCCGTGACGGCGGCAGCTCCAACCTTGGAATCAATTTACGCCCGAGCGGGCGAAAACCGCTGAGGAGGCGGGGACAGCAAAACAACAAACAACAGAGGACAACAAATGAAAGTAGTCATCCAAAAAGTCCCGCCGGACAGCAAGTTCAAGGTGGGTGCCAGTCTCGACCTAAGTGGAACCGAGCTGGATGTGCTGGAGCAGGCGGGTCATGAATACATCACCGCGTCTGAGTTCGCCAGCCTCGAACGGGAAAAGACCATCAAGGCCAATCAACGCAACGCGTTCAAAGGTCTGGTCGTGCAGGCGGTCAACAAGGCGGTGGAGCGGGAAGCGTGCTTGCCCAAGGGCGATGCCGACAACAGCGCCGACAAGATCACCGCGCGGGCGGTTGAGCAGATCGAAAAGGGTGCCGATCCTGAGTTCGTGGTCGCCTTCATTGATGGTTTGCCGGGCAAGGCCGATAAGGTTTTGGCCCAGCGCATGACCAAGTTCCAGAATGATGAAAACGGCATGCGTTTCAATTCGTTGACGGTCACTGGGACAGACATCAAGGACGCGACCAAAGGTTACGTCAAGGCGATGGAAGGGCAGGAAGCGCTTTGCCGTTCCAATCAGTGGGACGAGGCGTTGCGCCAGAGCCGGGAAGCCGGAGTGATTCTGAGTCAGCATCACATCAAGGCGCAGGACGCGCTGTTGACCGACATGGTGGCCGGGGCAACCCGGTTTGACCCGAAGACGGTGCGAGCGGCCACGTTCTCCGATCCCAACAGCCAGGTGGGTGCGTTGGCCGGGGACTTGATCCTGATGCGCAACCTGGGCTTCCTCAAGAACAAATTGAACTGGATGAAGTATCTGACCACGGATTTGTCCGGCGAGCCGGCCAAGTTTGGTCAGGCGATCCTCACCCGCTACATCACGCCTCCGGGTGTTCTGACCTGGGTGCCAGGCGTGGGCTTCACCAGCGACGCTCAGACCATCTCCGATCACAACGCGGGCACGACCCAATCGGCTGCCACGGTGGCGGGCACGGCAGTGGTGCGCACCTTGAGTGTGCCTTCGACCACGGACAAGAGCGTGACCTTGAATATGTTCAAGGCGACGGAAATCACCTTCCCGGTTTCGACCCTGGGCGGGACGATGCGTAACTTGTTTGCGGAACAGTACAGCGCGCAGTTGTATTCGCTGGCGGAGGTCATCAACCAGTATGTGTTGACGGGCATCTTTGCGGCCACGTGGACCGGCATCAAGACCAGCTACACCAAGAGTTTGGCGAACTGGAATTTGTCGGGCATGATTGGCGTGAAGAACGCCATGACCATCAGCAAGATTCCGGACGTGGGCCGGTTCACGCTCCTGCACTCCTACTACCACGACAAGCTGTTGGAAGACTCCAACCTGCTTTCGGCCAAGGCGATCCTGGCGCTGATCAACAAGGATCAGTCCAGCTTTGAGTCGGGCGAAGTGCCCACGCTCTTTGGCGTCAAGCCGCTGGAAAGCCAGTTGTCCAGCGCCACGGCAGCGGGGGTGTTGACCTCTTGGACGGACGATGCCGATCTCGGCACCACGAACATTGTCGGGTTTGCCGGCAACATGAGCAGCTTCCTGTTTGTGAGCCGTCCGCCCCAGGACTGGACCACAACGCTCACCCAGCTGGGTATTCCGAGCACCGCCTCCATCCGCCTCGTCACCGAGCCGGACAGCGGTTTGACGGTGATGGTGTTCAGCTATGCCGACAACGGCACGATGAGCATCAATCAGCGCGTGTGCGTGATGTACGGTGCGGCGCAGGGCGACCCACGCGTTGGCCTGACGATCAAGGCTGCCTGAACCAATTAGCCCGGTTCGCCTGAGTTGGGCGAGCCGGGCAATTTCAACCAATCAAAATCAAAGAAAGATCAAAACGATGAATACCAAATTCAAATTCTTAACGGCAGCGCTGGTGGTTCTTGCCACGTTGTTGTTTGTTGCTCCGGCGGACGCCCAGTTGGGCAAGCCGGCAGTATTGTTCAGCACGGCGTCCGGCACGGTGACGGAAGGCGTCACCAATGCTAAGATCGCCTACAACATCACGGCCACGCCCAACAAGGTGATTGATTGCACGGCAGGCAAGGACCTGTTTTTGCAGTTCCGTTTTCAATACACCACCACCAGCATCCCGGCCACGAACACCACGTTTCAGTTCAGCGTGGCAGCCGAACCGAATGCAGTTGGGGCTACCAATCGGCACGCCATCGCTTCCTGGGGCGTGGCGGTGGCAGGCAGTACAACGGACACCGGATTCGTCACCTGGACCACTAATATAAGTGTGCTGGGGCGACCGTATGTGTATCTGGACTCGGTGCTGCCCTTGGCACCCATCACCAACTTGACGGTGAAGTATCTGGTCAAATAGTTCTCTCGTACGAGCGCGGCGGGCTGCTCACGGCTTTTCTGGGTTGGCCGTGAGCAGTCTCCACCAATAAACTTTATGGCCACGAACTGGACGGTGATGACGGGGACCATGGTGAGGAAAGTCCTCACAGCGGCCACCCAGTCAGACCCCAATCAGAATCTGGCGGAAGGTGTGTTGGACGGAGACGAACTGAATTTGAGTGCGTCCAACCGACGAGACGAGGCAGTGGCAGAAGCGGTTAAGGAAGTGCGCGGGGCAATTCGGACGGCCGGACGGTATCCGTACGCCGTCACCGCTAGCACCGTGCCCCCAGAAGGGGAATGGCACACGTTGGTGATTGCGGCGTGGCGGCTGATTAATTCGACGCCCGGTCTGGCACGATCATTTTTGGCAGGCGACGGTGGCGCTGAGACCCCGTTGGCCAAGATGTATCGGGAGGCCATTGAATGGATTTACGGTTGCGGTTGTCCCAAACAAGGTGGGCTACGTCAAGGAGAAAGATTTACCGAGCCCACGGATCCTGTGGGAGTGGACTGGACCACGGCGGTGGCAGCCGACAACGTTGCCATCAGCGGTATCCGTTGGGGAGATTCCGTCGCAGACGATTCTGAATACGAAGCTGGCATCACCGAAGACGGTATCGTGGTGAACAGCCAGTCTCAAAACATGAACACATACTAGGTCCCTTGTGGCTGCTTTTGCTCTCATTGCTGCTGGTGTCGCTCCTGCTCGGGCTGTGGCTCGGGACGCGGGAGCAACCTTGACAGCCATCCGTGCCGAGCGTTTGGCGCGACGGATTGAGAGCGTGCTGGCCAAAGACTCTGGCCGCACCGCCAAGGCAATCGTTCACGACGAAGCCGGTAACGTGCTGGTGATTCGGGATGCGACTTACGGAACGTGGGATTTGCCGGGTGGTCACCTTCATGAAGGTGAAAGTCTCAATCAAGGTTTGCACCGAGAAGTGAAAGAGGAAACTGGCCTTGAGATCAGCGGCGAGAGTTGGAATCGCAACGTCAACCAAGGCCGAACAGAAGTGTTCGACACCCAGGTTTTCGGGGTCAAGCCAAGGGTCACCCTTTCCGACGAACACACCGCTTTCAAGTGGGTTGAACCCCAGGAAGCCGAAAAACTGGCTGCTTTCTGGTTGCAGGACACCTCCGGGAACGTTCCCGGCTCGTCCAGGGCGAGCTTTTATCCCGAAACCGGGCCAACGGGCGTCCCCGCCACCCAAAACGCCTTAAACGCCAAGGAGCGAGTCCGGTCAGACGCCGAAAAACAGATCGGCCGAGCCGTCAACCGGGTTGTCACCTTGGCCGAGGCTGGAGTATTGGCCAAGCAACCGGCTGACGACTTTTGGCCGTTTGCGGCCGCTGCATTCTTTGGCGCTGTCATGGCCGCCTACGGCCAATCAGCCAAAGCCTTGGCGGTGATTGAACGAGGGGCAGACCACGGTGAAACGGTCACCGAAGCCGAAGAGCGCGCCCATGCTGAGCAACGAGCTGAATTGCTCAAGGACTTTCCCAAGCGGATTCGGGAGCGGTTGGAGTTGGAACTGAAACGGGGTGAAGAGCTTGGTGAGACCGAGTCTGAACTTCATCTTCGCATCACATCCGAAGGCGAGCGCATCTTGGAAGGCGAAGGTCGGGTGGTGGCGGAAACCGAAGCGCAAGCCATTGCTGGCTCGGCTACGTTGCGGGCCTTGAAACGAGCCGGGTTTGAAACCTGTTTCTGGGTCACGGTAGGCGACGAGCGGGTGCGTGATAGTCACACCCACAACGAATCAGTTGGCGCAGTCAAGCTGGGTGACAAGTTTCCGAATGGTTGCCGGTTTCCGGGTGATCCGCTTGCGCCGTTGGCGGAGACGATCAATTGTCGGTGTTGGTTGGTTGGTGCAAACCGGGAAGTGATTGGAGCGAGCGACACAGGACAGCGTCGTGCCAAGCCGGGTGGTGAGTTTGGGGCGAATGGCGAATGGTATGAAGGTGGCAAATGGATCGCTACTCAAGAGGACAGGGCCAAGCAAGCACCAGCGCCGGTTCATGAATTGTCTCCGGAAGAAAAAGAGCGTCGCGAACAACTCCGGTTGGCAAATGAAAAACAAGCAGCCCACGTCAAGGCATGGACAGAAGCACGAAGAACAGAGCTAAAGCCTGTCTTGGATGTCTTGAAGCAGGACTTAAAAGATATGTGGGGAAACCCATTGACCGAGCAAGGATTCCAGCCCAACCAATTTTTGTTGTCGTTACACCAACAATTGCTCGGCGGCAATTTGAGCCCGCGTCAAGCAGAGTTTGCCACCAAGGAAGTTTTAGGCAGGCGCACCAAAAAGAACGCAGAAGAGTGGGACGCATTGCACCAGAAAATCTCAGAGGATTTCGAGCCGGGCCATCCAACCTACGAGGCCACCAAACCACAATGATCGCCCGCCTCTCCATCACCAACGCCTCGCTCGCTGGCTTCAGCCGGGAAGTGAAAGACCGCATCAAGGCGGCACAGCCCAAGGCGGAGTTCGCCATGGCGGAAACCTTTCAAGAGTGTGTGCTGTCCAATTTTGGGGCGACCGGAAAGTTTCGTCCATGGTCAGGCTGGCCACCACTTAGCCCGGCTTACGCTCGCAAAGTGGGCCGAGATTACGCCACGCTGGAAGTGAGCGGACGACTCAAGGCGAATGTGGTGATTGAGCTCAATGGCCAGAGTAATTTTGAAGTGACCAGTGATGACGATCGGGTGCCTTATTCCACGGTTCACCAGTACGGGGGCGGCAATAATATTCCGCAACGGGAATACTTCCCGATGTATGATGATGGAACGGTTTACCGACAAGTCGAAGACATTGTGCAAAACGCAGCCGAAGCCGCGCTATTGAAGGAGCTTTCTTGATGTTGGCCCAACCCGTCACTATTTCTCAGCAAGCCTCAGCGTTGAAGTTGACGCTGGAAGGCTGGGCACACCCCAAGGGTGGCCGAGTGGCTGTGATGGCCAACCAGCGTCATCTCTGGGAGGAGTTGACTGATCTGTCACAAGCAGTGGCCAGCCAATCGCCGCGCATCATGGTGCTTTGTGCCGGGGCAGACATGCGGTTGCCGGGTGAGCCGGATTGTCATCGGGAAGACAGGCGCTGGCAGATCGTGCTAGTCAAGGGTCGGGGGTTTTATAAAGACCCCATGAGCGGTTTCACGGCTGAGCCATTTACCGATTCCATTGAAGCGATCCGAGACTTGATTCGCACCATGATTGGGATCAGCGACGAAGAGGAAGTGCCTAGCGTGCGTTATCAAGGCTGGAAGCCGTTACCGAGCATCCTGCCCACCCGGGAGGCGAATGCCTTTGCGGATGCGGTGGTGCTGGAGTTCATGACGGCCAACGATATTCCGCAAGTCATTTTACAGGCTCCGGGGACGGAGGGCTTGGAAGGCAGTGAATTGTAACAATCGAAAACGAAACCAATATGAAAAACAAACTCCATCAAATTCTTTTCTGGGCCTGCCTGCTGGTGGCACGCATCAAGCTGGTGCTGGTCAAATGGCAATACCCGTTCTGTGAAGCGGCACGCAACGTCTGGCCCACTACCGGGGCTGGCTCGTTGGCGACCGGCTACGTTGCCAGCGGCGTGACGACCATTCGTTGGGGCAGTGGCGAGCTGGTTACGAGCATTAACACGGTTGCCACCAGCGTGACGATCGGGATCGTGACACGCTTCAATGAAGCCGCATTGGCGGAAAATATGAAATTTCCAAACGGTAATGGCGTGACGATCACGCGCGTTTTGATTGTGGATGGAACGAAATGGGACGTCACGATTCGAGACGATACAGGACTCTCTGGATCTGCCGGTATTGGTCGTCCAAAGATCGGCACAGCCGTGGTGATTGTGGATGCTGGAGGGTTGGTTCCTGGAGGCACAGCAGGTTTGAAATACACCTCCACGGTGGTTGAAGGAGGCTACGATACAGCTCCCAAACAACCGGGCGAAATTACTTTCACGGTCGAGGCTCTAATACTCATTGAAGGAATAGTCGCTGTCTGATTTATGAACAAACCCAACCCAAACCTTCTCAGCCCAGAGATTGAAGCCAAGGTTGCCGAAATGGCAACCAAAACCCAAGCAGTCGATCAACAAGCTGCCGGCGCCCTTGCCGAGCCGCTGCCCGGACCTACGCGTGATATCTTTGCCCTGGCGCAAGATATCAAAGTCGGAAAATGGAGCGTGCGTCCGTTTTACGATCTCGACTTCGTATTGTTGGAAGAACTCCAACACCCTATGGCCAACATCATGAAGGCCACCATGTCGGGCGAGGAAGTCAAAGATGATTACATTCCGAGCGGAAGAACAGCATGGCAGTTGTTCTGGATGATGACGCGACCACCAGAGGAAACCGAGATGCTGCTGGCGGACAACAAGCAGAATGAATTGTTTGAGTTGGCGCGGGCGGAGTTCGGCAAGCTGTCCTTTGCGGCGCTGGTCATGCTCTACAAAGCTGTGGTCCGGCAGATCGGCATCTGCACCAGCGGCAACGTAGCCTACGGCGCACCGACCGAGGAGGGCGAGGCAAGGCAAGCCGCGTCCCCAAAATCATCGGCGGCGTAGTGGATGGTCTAGGTTGGTTGCACGAGAAGCACGGTCGGTGCATGGCCCGCTACGGTTGGACGGAACGGTTTTGTTGGATTGGAATTTCGACAGCGAAGTCAGCGGTGTATGATAATTTAGCCAAAGAGCAGGAGATCACGGCCTTTGGACCGTTGTGGGAGCGAAAGTCTCCCGGTTACGTCAAACAGGAAATTGAAAAACGATTGAAGCATGGCAAGCGGAAAAGTCAGCGTTGAACTCAGACTGGTGCTCGACAAGCTGAATGCCGACATCAAGGCAGCGGCAGCATCGATGCGTGCCGGGTTGTCCAAGGACATGAGCTCAACGGCGGCTGGGACTGAGAAGGCGGCCAACGCTCAAACCAAACTGGCGGATGAGGTCAAGAAAGCAAACACGGCGCTCAAAGATCAAGTGCGCATCATTGACGGCACGCGCAGTCGCAAGCCGACCCGCTTTCACATCCCATGGTCCACCGACGCAGGTGGCGGATTGGCGACTGATCCTAATGCTTTCTTCAATCCCGGCAGACCGAAAGGAGCTCCCGGCACAGCACCTCCGGCCATGTTTCCGATTCCGCGACCACCTGTCATTCCGCCGTCACAGTCTGGCATTGGATTGCTAGGCAAGGCCATTCAAGGCGGGCTGGCTTCGCCATTGGCAATTGCTGCTCAAGTAGGCGCAGCGTTGGCCGGACTCCGGGTGGCCATTGGTTTGATTCAATATGCGTTTCGGGCCATGTTGATTCCGGTGCGTGCACTACAACGAGCCTTCATGATGGCGGCTGAATCGGCACGTCGGCTTTATGCTCGAGGGCTACAAAGTGGCGGACAGGGAATGGGTTTTATAGCCCAACGCTCAATGCTGGCTGACACCATTGGAGTGAGCGAGGAAGAGGTTTACAGCTATGGCAGCGCGGTGCGTTATTTGAATGGTCAATTGGCCTTTGCCACCAATGTTGCGGCCGGAACTAACGCTAGCCTGACGGCCACCGCCTGGTCGTTGCGGGTGGTGCAGGCCGATTTGAAGGCCCTGAGCTCGCTGCTGGCTTATGAGATTTCAGACGCTGTCCGGTTGTTGGCAAGAATGTTTCACCAACTAGCAACAGAGATAGCTCCGGTGATGTCCATCATCGGCAAGGTCATCAAGACCAGCCTGCTGACCGCGATGACGTTGGCCGCTACCAGTCTTGGTCCGGCCATGGCCGTCGCTTTTGCGCGCATTGCCATGAAGGCAGGCTTCGGCAAGGACGCTCCTGGAATGGGTTCTGAAATCAAGCGCATGCCGTTCTCGGCTTGGGAGAAGATGGGGCTTGTGGTCGGTACTGGCGGTGGAAATAATTTTGCCCAGCAGACGGCTCAACACACCAAGAAGACCTCCGAGAACACGGCAAAGTTGATTGAATTGATGACCGGCAAGAATGGTCAACTCATGATTCCCTTCACGCTCCACAACGCCCAATGAAATCCATCACCGTCACCACTGCCACGCCCGGTTACGCCAAGGGCACTTTAACGTCCAACGGAACCATTCCGACGGATGGTGACACCCTGACGATTGGCAACAAGACTTACACCTTCAAGACCACCTTGACCCCGACCGAGGGCGAGGTGCTAATCAACAGCAGTGCCGCCAACGCTTTGGTCAATTTGAAGCGAGCGATTGATCACACAGGCACGCCGGACACCGATTATAAGTGCGCAGCGGCTCACACCCAGGTGGCGGGCAGCACAATTACCGCCACCAGCCTGATCGTTGTGGCGCTGGCTGCCGGGCTGAGCGAGGAGTCTATTGCCACCACTGACACTGCGGCAACACTGTCTTGGGAAACAGCCACGCTGGTGGTGAGCGACCTGACGATTGTTGCCACCTTTGCTGAGGAGACCTTTGATCAACCTTCCCAGCGAGTGACGGTGGGCGAGTTTCCGTCTGGGAACACCAGCTGGTCACGGGCACACAAACTGACCAACCACGCCCATTTTTGCGAGCGCAACCTGTCCAGCGGCGTGGTGCGAATGGCCTGGGCCTTGGATGAGTTCGCCAAAGTGGCAATAGCCTTGGAACCAAGTTTAAGTTGGACGCCAGTGGTGACGACTGAGCCGGTGGCAGACGCCACAGCCTTTGCCAGTGCGCTGGTCACCTCCAATGCCACGGCTCCAGCCAACAACGACACCATCACCTTGGGCAGCGTAACCTACACCTTCAAGACCACCTTGACCGGCAGTCCGGACGAGGTCTTGATTGGGGCTAGCGCAGCAGCCGCGCTGGATAATTTGAAGTCAGCAGTCAACACCACGGCAGGGGAAGGCACAACCTACGGCACGGGCACGTCCATTCATCCCAACATTGCCGCTACCACCAATACCGATACCACCCAGTTGTTTGTGGCCAAGGCGGTCGGCACAGCCGGAAACGCTTATGCCAGCACCACCACTTCGGCCAATCTCTCATTCCCGGGAGCCACCTTCACGGGCGGGCTGGCAGCAGCCACCTTTGCGGTAGTAGCCGGTGGCAGCGAGACAACGCTCAGTTACCAGTGGCAATATTCTGCCGATGGCACAACCGGATGGACGGCTGCAAGCGGTACGGTCAATGGCTGTGTTTACACCAACGACACAACGGCCACTTTGACTTGCACTCCCACCACCACCGGTCAGACCGGCTACTATCATCGTTGTGTGCTGACCAATAGTGCCGGCACCACCAACACCGACGCGGTGGTTTTGACCATCACCTAACATGCCACAACTCGCTTTAGGATTCAGTTGGGAGGATGGCCTGAATGGTCACGGTGGCACGCCTACGCCCGACGGTGCTATTCGGGTGCAGTCTGGTGGGGGCATCACAGCGGTGGACGATGTCATCACCGAAGAAGCTCCGGATTCCCCGGAGATTGAACGAGCCAATCAAGCCACCATGACGGCGACCAAGAGCATGTCGTGGTTGGAGGCTAAGAACCAGATTCAATACTACGGCTTGGGAACAATTGTTGAGGATGAGTTTGGTAACATCTTCAAGGTGTTGTCGGCGCGCATTAAGCGGGTCAAGCCTTCGATGGCTACGATGACGATCGTGGCTGAGAGCATTTCCTTTGATGTGCCGGTGGACGAGTTCAGCATTCAGCCCGTGGAGTTGGGATTGAACATCCTCAAACACCCACGCTACTTCTATGCTTTTCTGGGTGCAAGTGCAGATGAAGAGGCTCGCAATCAGATGGTCATCCGTCGGTTGCAAGATTACATGGAGACCACCAACTCGCAAAAGCGGGATTACATGGTCAAAGAGCTCAAGGCATCCATTGGCTTCGCGGGCACAGCGGGTGCCGATCAGCCGACGCTGTCCACCACATCTCAAATTGCCGGAACAGACTGGGCCAAATATGCTGCGATGGAGATCATTCAAAAGTATTGGCGTGGGGAGGAAACGCCTTACATCGTAGGATTTGACATCAAGTGGTCACAGTATTATTTCATTCCTCCATTTCTGATTCCGGGCGGATTTATTGAAGACCCCATGACCGAGGCGGTGCCACAGTTGCCGGATTACTTCTGGCAGCAGCCGGGCGGCGCTTCCATTTTCGATTTCATCGCCTCATCCAATCCGCAATGCTACTCCTCAGACGGCACCAGCGGAGGCGCGCTTAATATCAGTTGGCTGCGGCGGTCGGATCAAATCGAATACCAACGCACTTGGTTCAAGATCACCCGTTCCTGGTTTGGTTCGCCGGTCGGATTTTGGGATCCGCAGCTTTACGGTTTCCAGATCACCCGGCCAACGGCGGACGATGCTGCAACGGCTTTTTTACCCATCAATTAAATGAACTTCAGCAATCCAATTCCACGAGGGCCAGCGGTGAAGACTTGGCCATCCTCGCCTTTGCGCTCGCCTCGTGATCAGGATTCGCCCGTCAAGCAATGGCAGAAGGCTGGCTCCACTGGGGAGCAGGTCTTGGCGTTGCAGGAGAATGTAAAACAACTGCAACGTCAGTTTGATCGCTTGCGCCGACGTGGTGCTGGCGACGAAGCCGAGGCCACTACTGGAATGACCTATAAAGGGGAATGGAATGCCAGCACGGTTTATGTGGCGCAGAATTTGGTCACGCGTGGGGCGTTGGGAGAGTTTATTTGCATCCTGGATGCTCCGGCCGCAACCACGCCGGAGTCGGGTGCTCCGTATTGGCACGGGCTGGTTACTCCCTTAGGAATGTGGGCTTGATATGGTAACCCGAGGCACCAACATTACTCAGGCTGACCTGGACGCTTTGGCAACCCTTGCCAACAGTGTTGGTGCACCGCTGCCGACCAATTTTGAGTTCAGTTACATGGACGAGGTGATCCTGCCGCCTACAGATTTGGTGGGCACGATCAATTACGGCGCAGGCGGATATGTGGCAGCTGGGGTGCAGGTGGTGGTTCACGTTTACAGCTACAAGGACGTTTCTGGTCGCCGCCACTACTCAAGATTGTTTGCAGCGGGCAGTGTTCTGCCAAACAGTTCAACTGATGCCTTTGAAATTGAATGGACCTGGACTCCGCCGGTAGCAGCAGTGGACGGTTATATTTACGTGGTGATTGATTCAGGAGACAGTTATTTTGTTGGCTTGTGGCAGGATGTGACCTCGCTGCCCTTCACAGACGACAGCCTCTCTTTGAATGATCCGTTCAGTGGCTTCGCAGTTGATCGCAATCCAATTGAAGGCTGGCGCAGCACCACAAATTATCTAACGGACGGCGGTGGCAGTTTTACTCAGACTCCGGGTCAATGGTTGTTTGAATTGAACCGGATGCGCGGAGCGATGGTTTCTGGTTACACGGAAGACGTCAACTGGCTGGTGTCTGGTCCTTGGGTGGTTTCAGTTGGCTCGCGCTTGCGTTATGGCAGCGACTCCTTGGTGTACGGAAGCGTGGAATTTTGGTATGCAGCCGACGATCATGCCGGGGACATTGACATTGAAACGGTTGCCGAGATTGGGTCGGAAGCCGTGCCAATTGAACTGCTCAATGATTTGTCGGGCGACCTTTATCAAGAGGCGTTGTCTTTGACGCTACCAGCCGCACACACCTTTCGAGGGCGCATCACTTGGGAGACGGACAATGCCATTGCGGGTGGCATCACCCATGCGCTATCAGTTCTGTCAGGTGCCGTCACCATCACCACCGAGACCTGGGCGGTTGACGGCAGCACCCTGACGTTGGACTTCGTTTTGGAACTGCCTTCCGGAGCTAGCGAGGTCAGGATTGACATTGATCTGAACGACGGCACTAACGCCTTTGCCAATGATGGTCTGTTGGTGTCGGACGTGGTGCTGGACACCGAGGTCGTAACGCCAACGGATGCCGACATCATTCACGCAACCAGCCTTGGCAAGACAGCCGAGCCGGTCACCATTGATCCGACGCTTGGGCCTGTGGTCTTCAACGGAGGGAATTATTATCCCAGCTTCCGGGCGGAAGGTGATTTAGACGGGGTGTGGGTGGCAATGACTAGGCCGGTGTTTGGAATACACACTTATTTGGATTCCGATCTGCCTAATTATTACCGGGCGGTGACCAGTGGTCCGCGTGGCACGGCGGAGGCGGCCGAGGCTGAGTTCAGCGTCACGCCAGCAGTGGCCGCCCGGTCGTCGTTGTGGCCAGTGTTTCGGGACACCGATTTCGGCACCTGGATGCCGACCGGCAACAATGCGGTGAATAAGTTGGTGCCTTATTTCCAATTGGATGTTTTTCATTCCATGATTCAAGACGAGGTTACCGTGGCGGCAGAAGGGGTGAGTAACCACTTTTCTTTGGCGGTGGCTGCATCGTATGAAAAGTTGATTTTGCGTTCTTCTGATCCGATGGCCACGATCTATTTGAGTCTGTCTTCAGACCCCATAGATCCAAATGATGGCGGCACTTATGATGTTTCAGCGGTGGGAGAATTGATCCTGCCGGACGACTTTGCCTATGCCGGTGGTGGCACGGTGTATTACCTGGTCAAGAATAATGAACTGACCCAGCAAACCTTTTTCTTGAGAAGGATTCTGTGTCTCAAGAACAGCGACGACGTTTATCCAGGCGACGCTCCAATATTCTTCAACACTGCCATCACCGGGTTGCCGGCTTTTGAATCCTACAGCTACAACCTGCCTGATAGCACCTGGACCAGCACGGTGGATACCGGAGACAAGCTGGAGATTCCCCGGTCAGGTTATTGCATTTACGAAGTGACGGTGGCGCGTCCGTCAGTAGGCGACATTGCCATCATTCCTTCAACTGGTGAGGCGGCATTGGTGGTCAAGTTGGGCGTGATGTTGGGGTCGGATTTGGACAGCGGCGGAACATTCAGCGAGTTGCTGGAGGTGACGATACCGGCCGACGAACCTAGCATCACAACGACGGTATTTTGGCCGGTGTTGAACGGGGCTTGTCTGGCTTATCAATGCGATGAGGTGGTCAATGTCATGGCCAGCGCCAATTTCCAGCCAGCGGTTATCAGTCATCATTACCCGCCGCGCGGAGCTCAAATTGGTCCGATTCGCGGCACCTGGTCGGGTGAACGTCAACCGGCTGCCCCGCAAAGCGGTAGAGGCACCTGTTATTTCGCCAATGGATTTAACAATCAACAGGATTATGTGGTATTGCCCATTTGTGCGGATCTTTACAATGACACCGAAGCGGTGCTGGGAATTTTATGAATGCATTGAAGAAAATCTTAGTTCTGTGCCTGGTCTTTTTGTCGGTCGTCGTCATGGCTCAAACTCATGTGCGGTTTGATCTGGCGGCGCCTTACTTCAATGCCAATCCGGCTTCCAATCGAGTGGTCACATTACAACCACTGACTCCGTTCCCGGGCAATCTAATTACTTACACCTCGTCGGCGGCAGGAATCTTCTACCACTCCAACGCCTATATCGGAGACTATTCTGGCGTCGTAAAACCCAAGGGACAGTCGGCGCAGATTCCATTTCAGATCACCGTCACGGCCACCAATCTGGGCGTGATAGATGCGGATGACATCACTTCGGTTTTGGGACAGCAAAGTTATCCGTCCGCAGGCAAGTCGTCCTGGTCCATTCAATCAGCAGACCAACGATTCTTATTCACTCCAACCAATGCTGCCACAGCCGGGGATGGTCAGATTCTGGCCATCACCGGGGACAAGACAAAGTACATTGATGTGGCCGCTGGCAGCACCACTTACAATCTCATCAACTCGACCAATCTGCCGGCCACTTCCATTCGGCCGGGCACGGCAGGCATAGATATTTCCGGCAACGCCGCCACTGCCACCTTTGCTTCCAATGCAATTGATGTGGCCGGGTCTGCTTCCATCAGCATAGAAACCAATCTATTGCTGCGCACCCCTTCACTGACAACCGCCGTCACCAATGCCTGGCGTTTGGATGCCACCAATGCCGCGTTGCTGGCAGCCCAGAACGCCACCAATGCTGCTGCTTTGGCCATCAACCTTGAGTTGACGGCAAGAACAAATCAGACCTCGCTTTCAAATGTGTTGCGCACTTCCTTTGCAGACATCAATGCCTCAAGCAGCACTGAATGGATCACAAACGCGCTGGCGTCCAAGACGGGAACCAATGAGATCCGTGCGGTGATTCACACCAACACCGCAAACGTATTGGCAGGCGCAGTGATCACGGCCACCAATGCGCTGGTTGCTCCAACGGTCTATGCTAATGCAATTGAATCCACGAACGCAAGCAGCCTTACGATCACAGCAGGTGGCGACACTCTGACGTTGGGGTCAGATGCCGCGACGTATAATGGATCGAGCGGCTTTGTGGGAGTAGGCAGTTCCTTGACGGTGGACGCAAGCGGATTCAATGGCAATTTGACGACAGGCGACAATACGGTGCAAGAGATCGCTCAGAAGTTGGATGACCTGGTGGCCAGCGGTGCGGATCTGTCTGCGATTGATTTCCTGGTTGGGACGGCGAGCGGGTTGTTGTCGGGCGAGATTGCGGTGGGGATTACGCCGGGTGGTGAACTTGGTGGGACATGGGCCAGTCCTACGATTGATGACGGCGTGACGGTGACAAGTTGGGCATTGGGTGCATCCACGGCAACCACGCCAACCTCTGGCGACAACGACACAAGCTTGGCCACGACAGCCTTCGTGCAGACTGAACTGGTGGCGGCGACCAATGGTTTGCCGGCATTGCTTTCGGCCAAGGCAGGCACAAATGAAACACGGGCATTGATTCATACCAATGCGGCGAATATTTTTGCGGGCGAAGGTTCTGGTTTGACCAATTTGAACGCCTCTGAATTGCGCAGTGGAACTGTTGCTGCGGCTCGTCTGCCGGCAAACACCGTCAGTTCAGACGGCATTGTGACCAGTGGCAGCGGACAGGTGAGCAAAGTATGGAAGACCGACGGCAGTGGAAATCCAGGGTGGAGAGACGATGCGACCGGCGAACCTGGTGGCGGGATTACTACTATCAACGGGCTTACATCTGATCCGCAGAGCTTCGCCGTCGCGCGTACGTTAAACGATTTTCAGATCGCCTCCGCGACTGATACCCATACGTTCCATTTCCCATACGCTGGCGCGAATACGAATGGGCTATTGCATACAAATGACTGGGCGGTGTTCTCCGCGAAGGCGAGCGCGCAGTCGGTGATTGATGCTACCAATAGCGCAAGGCTGGCGATTCAATTAGAGCTTACGTCCCGCACAAACCAGGCGTCGCTGTCGAATGTTCTTCGGACATCGTTTGCGGACATCTCAGTGACAGGCGGCACGATAGACGGAACGGACACCCACGTTCTGTTCTTTGACGGAACTGACAATCCCGTCGGTGAGGCCGGGATGACTTACAATAAGACTACCGATGCCCTAACACTGGTCGGAGCGGTTTATGGGTCAAGCGGCAAGGGACAGTTGAGTGAGGACGGGAGAGTAGTTGCGAATTTCACTGGCGGCAACGAGAACTTGATTGCGGGTGACGATTCACACACCGTTGCTAATACGGTTGACAGATCAGCCATCGTTGCAGGAGCGGCCAATGTTCTGGATGTTAATTCGGATCAAAGCGTTATTCTTGGTGGACAAGCTAACCGGATTGGTAATGGGGTTAACAATTATGGGAATTACGTCGGCATTCTTGCTGGCATTAACAATTCAATCTATGCGACACTAGGGACAGCAAATTACTCTACCATCATTGGCGGCAGCGGAAATATTATTAGTTCGAGCTACTCAACGGTAGGTGGCAGATCTGCGAGCTCTGGGCATGACGGCGTATTCATATGGGCTGACTCATCTACCGCAACCGCATTCGCCAGCACTGCCGTAGATCAATTTTTGATTCGCGCGACCGGGGGTGTTGGGATCAATACAAACAATCCTTCTGGATTCTCCCTGTCAATTCACGGCAACACTTATCTCAATGGAGAAATGACCATTTCATCGCTTGCTGGATCTGAACTTGTTGTCACAGACGCAAACCAAAAACTTGCCACCACTAACTCGCTTCCAATTTTGACGCTCGCCAATGGCACAACTTCTGCAGGCGCGTTGCGGATTGATGAAGATGACGACGACGGTGCAAACTATTTGGAACAAACAATCACACCTCTGTCTGGTGATCGCACCATCACTTGGCGCGACGCGTCTGGCACACCGGTCCTTTCCGGTGACACCTTCACCGGGGATGTGACCGCTACAATCGACACTGACGGCGGCACGGCCTTGACCATTGCAGACTCCGTTGCCGTGACCGGCTGGACCTTAGGTGCGTCCATTGCCACCACACCGAGCAGTGGTGACAGCGACACATCGTTGGCCACTACAGCGTTTGTGCAGACCGAATTGGCGGCTGCCACCAACGGACTGCCTGCTTTGCTTGCTGCCAAGTCGGGGACGAATGAGACGCGGGCAATTATTTTCACAAATGCCGCCAATCGAATTGCCACTTCGGTACTTACCAACGCAGCCACTACTGCAGCGTTGGTGTATGCGGATGCCAACGGCGGTTACGGCGAGGCAACTGTGGCAAATGTTTATGGACTGTGGACAGGCACAGGCACATTCCCAACCCGCTTCGGAACGAACGCCGATGTTCATTTGATTCCTGGTAGCAACATCAGCATAACCACCAACACTGCAGGAAGCATATTTACCATCGCTTCATCCGGCGGGGCAGCGCTGGAATATGCCAATGCTCAAGACGTTTTCGTCACCACCGGCAATGACTCGGTGATCCTGGTGGATTCCGGCAGCAACATTCTGGCGACTTGGAACGGTGCGGCAGACACCTTCCTGCAAAACATTGCCGGCTCGACGCTGACGATGAACAGCGGCGGTGTGCAAATTGAGGCCACCGACCACGGCGTCTCGGTTGAAACGGACGGCATCAACATCACCGGCACAGGCATCAGTCCCAGCACGCTGCTGGGCGTGGACGCGGACAGCGATCTGGTTTCCGTGACCTCTCTGTCATCGCTGAACGTGACGCTGCTCAACGCCACGAATGTTGCCACGATGATCACCAATGCGCCTTTCCTCAAGACGGACGCGAACAGCTTGCTGGCTTACACGGTGGACGGCGCGAGCCTCACCAATCTGGCCAACGCGCCCGTGGTCATTGCGGGCGGCAACGTGACGGTGACGACCAACACCGTGGCCGGCACGGGCCAGAAGACTTACACCGTGGCCAGCACGGGTGGTGGCGGTGATGCCACCAAACTGATGATGAGCGGCGGGCTCGGCACCGACGACACCTGGGCGGGATCAATCATTACGAATTTGAACGCGGGTGCAACGGTCGCGCAATGGGACGCTGTATATCTCGGCAGCGCAAGTAAATGGCTGCTCGCGGATGCGAATGGATCGGGAACATATCCGGCGGTGGGAATTGTAACGGCGGGTGCGACCGATACACAGCCCGTTACTGTCGTGACCCACGGCACAATCCGCAACGACGCCTGGAACTGGACGATTGGCGGCACGGTTTATTTGAGCACGACGCCCGGCGGACTCACCCAAACCGCGCCTTCCACCGATGGCGACAAGGTTCAAATTGTAGGCACCGCCATCTCGGCGGACATTATATTTATTCATCCCTCGCCTGACTACGGCACGATTGGCACGGTCACGGAAGGCGGCGGCGCTGCCCCTGCCCTGGCGGCAGTGCTCGCGGTAGGCGAAGACGGTAACGATCTATCGATCACCAATCTGGGCGCACTCTCCACCGACACCCTTACCAACACGGCCACGACTTCGGCGCTGGTGTGGGCGGACGCCAATGGCCGGCATGGTGAGGCGACCTTGGCGAATGTGCAGACGGTGTTTGCAGGAACGGTCCTCACCAACGGACACAGCGCAGCCGTCACGTTCAGCAACTTCACCCGCATTGAAGGCATCGCGAGCGCCCGCACGAACTTCACAGATTGGATTGAAGCGACCAACAGCAGCAGTCTGACGATTGCGGCGGGCGGCGATACGTTGGTGCTGGGTTCGGATGCCGCGACCTACAACGGGTCGAGCGGATTTGTCGGTGTGGGGAGTTCGTTGACGGTGAATGCGAGCGGCTTCGACGGCAACCTCACCACCAGCGACAACACCGTGCAGGAGGTTGCGCAGAAGCTCGATGACCTGGTTGCCAGCGGAAATCTAACCATCTCAAACACCATCCTTGTGGCCTTGAATGGTGACGATGCCACGGGCGAGCGCGGCAACTGGAACAAGCCCTTCCGCAACCTGGACACGGCCAACAGCAATTCCCTGGACGGGATGACGATTGTGGTGATGCCGGGCTATTACACCAATCGGAATCCCATCTGGTTCAGCAATAATGTTCACTTCGAGTTTGTTGGTCCGGGCCGGTTGTTCAGCACGGGCAATGGGCCGCTGTTTCTGGACGCCGGTCAGACGCGCAACGTGCAGCTTCATGCGCCCGGCTGGAGGTTCATTGGAACGAACACCCAGCGGATTGTCTCCATCACCGGGGCGGGCACAAAGCTGGATTGGACTTCCAAAACCGCTTGGGGGGATGTCGGCGAGGTCTTCTACTCGAGCGGCGTGGGTGCCAAAATGCGGCTCGCCGTCCAGCAGGTCTGGAACACCAATGGCAACGCCGCTGTCTATGCGAGCAATACCGATCTGGAGCTGGACGTGGATGAAATGTGGTCGCAGGACGCCACCTACACGCTCTACTTGGATTCATTCGGTGCCAACTCGCCTAGAATTCATGGCCGGGTGGGCCGGCTCTACAACATTGACGGCTTCGGCGCTTTGGGTTCTGACGCGCTGTCGGCTACCACTGTCATTGCGCTTCAAAACGATTTCATGGACGCGTGGGATTGGACCGTCTGGCTGGTCGGCTCGGCCACCAATGCGGTGATTGATTCCAAATGGATTCAGGGTTTCGGGGACTGCACAGTGGTTTCAACACTTGGAAATCTGACAATTCGCGGCGCCACCATCCACAATTATTCTAATGCCGACATTGATGGTGTGGCGCACTCTGAAAACGGATTGCTGACACTTGAGGGGGTGACGATCACGCGCACTAACAACTGCGTGGACTGTTACGACATCCGCACCACCGGCACGGGGAGGATACATTACAAGGCCAGTGTGTTTGATGAAAGTCGGATGGCTCTGATCGGCGCGGATACGATTACTCGTCTTGATAACTACAACCTGGGCAATGCGCATGTTTCCAAGACCAACTTTGTGAATGCGCTGGTCCTCACCAATCTCAACCAGGGCAACGCCACGGTGGCGCTCGGACTGGACGGCGCGACTGGCTTGATCACCACCAATGGCGTGCCGGGCGGCTCAGGCGATGATCTCGGGGACGCCACGGCGGCTGATGTGCAGGCGTTATTTCCCAGTCCGATCCTGACCAACGGACACACCGCACGCGTGTTCCTTGGGAATGGTTTGTTGTCCACCAACGCTGCAGCCACCAACCTCTTTTCCGGCCCACTACTTTCACCGGGCGATGGCTCGCAATCGTTCAAGGCGGGCGAGGCGGCGGATGCTGACGGCAACGGTTCGACGGCGGTCGGCGTGGGCGCGACCGCGCCTGGTGCAGACGGCACGGCGTTTGGCCGCAACGCGCAGGCCAACAACGAAAATTCCACAGCCCTGGGTGAAGGCACGGCGGCAGACGCTAATCTTGCCACGGCAGTGGGTGCAGAGGCTGGAGCATCTGGATCCAGCTCAACTGCGATTGGCGGCGCGTCCTCTGCCAGTCATGGCAACTCCACCGCTCTGGGCACGAGCGCCACCACCACCGAAGCGAATCAGATCCGCCTGGGCACAGCCTCGGAAAACGTGAGCGTCCCCGGCGGCTTGCGCGTGAATGGAACCATCTTTGCCACCAATCTCACGGCCAGCCAGTTTGTGGCCACGGACGCGGACAAGAAACTCGTCAGCACCTTGAACGGTTCGACGTTGACAGATCTGAACGCGGCGAATCTCGGAAGCGGCATCATCCCCGATGCGCGGATGCCAAACCTAACCGGCGAAGTGACTACCAGCGAAGGCGCAGTCGCCACTACCATCGCGGACTCCGTGACCGTAACCGGATGGGAACTTGGCGCAAGCACGGCCACGACGGCGAGCGCAGCGGATAGCGACACGTCGCTGGCGACCACTGCCTTCGTTCAAACGGAAGTGGACTCCACGAAGACGGGAACTCATACAACGCCATCCACCTCCAATCCGCTCGCGCCGACCTGGAGCGGGCCGTCGCACATCATCTGGTATGGCGCGACGGGCGAGATTGATCTGCCGGCGGCGGCGGGTTACGCGGAGCGTGGCATCATCATCTATAACACGGGCGCGTTCACCGTCACGATGGACCCAAACGGCAGCGAAGTAATTGTGCGAGATGGCACGGTGCAAAGCGCCGGCATTTCCATGACGCTCGCCAGTGGCGCGGGCAATTATGTATCGCTCATCTCAGATGGCACGCGCTGGATCACGCTCGGCTTCAAAGGAACGCTTGCGGCAGGATCATAACATGAAGCTTATTATTTTCATCTCGCTCCTCCTGCCTGGTATCTGCTTCGCGCAGCCGGGTTTGTTGGCATTCACCACCTCCACGCACGGTCAGCCGAGTGGCAGTTCCAACTTTACCGCCAGCTCGGTTTGGGACTGGCCAGCCGGCGTGACGACGGTGGGCATTCAATGTTGGGGCGCGGGCGGTGGCGGCGGCGCTTCGGATACTTCCGGCGGCGCGGCGGGCGGCGGCAAGGGTGGCGGCTGGGCCACGAACTTTGTGACCAAGGGCGCGGAAGCTTCCTTGACCATCATCATCGGCGCGCAAGGCAGCGCGGGAACAACTCCTGCGAACGCTGGCGGCAACGGCGGCACGACGCACGTTTATCGCACGGGCACCACGGACACGAATTGCCTGGCGACCGGCGGCGTGGGCAGCGCGGGCAAGACCGGCACGGGCGATGGCGCGGGCGCGACCACGGAAGTGGGCGTGGCGATTGGCAGTTCATCTTTCGCGGGTGGCAACGGCGGCACAGGTGCGGGCGCATCTGCTGGCGGTGGCGGCGGCGGCGCGGCCAGCAATGGCGGCGCGGGCGGCGATGCCAGCGGCACGACGGGCGGCAGCGGCACGGCCACGAATCCCAATCTCGGCACGGGCGCGAATGGCACCGCGAACGTCGGCGCGCAAGGCAGCACGTATGGCGGAGCGGGCAGCGGGGGACGCTGCAACAACGCAACGGATCGGGTGGGTGGAGCGGGAACGGCGGGGTATGTGCGGTTGATCTGGTGAATTTATGAAGACATTTTTACTGATTCTGGCAATCGGAAGTGCGCTGTGCGTAGACGCCGCCACGATCACCAAGTGGAACAACCTCAACGTGGGCGGCGGGAGTTCCGCCTTCCGCGTGCAGGACACGGTGATCACCAATGAAGCGCCCGTCGTGTTGAACCTCTCGGATTACGATGTGTTCAAGCTCAAGATTCTCACGAACTACTCGCTCAAGTTCACGAACACCGCCGACCTCACCAGCAAAGCCTACGTTTACTATCAGCAGGACACGAATGGCGGCTGGAGCAACCTTTTAACGAGCGTTCACGGCGGTTTAATCCAGACCAATGCCTACCTGCAAGCTACCACGAACGCGAACGCGCTCGATCTGTTGGAGGTTGTCCCCGGCTTTTTCACGACCAACCTGATGGCCTACTGGCCGCAGAATTTCCAGCCGCGGGTGCCGTTTCTGGACACGATTGGCGGTGGGGGTGGGGGTGGCGACCCGCAATGGTTCGATGTGGAGACGGTGGGCAACACGGACACGGACGCCGGAACGTCGGTTGATGCGACAGAATGGTCGCCGATCACCCTCGGCGCGGGTGATGCAACCAAGGGGCGAATCTGGTTTCAAACCTGCGCGGGCAGCGGGTCGTTTAAGATGGGGCTTTACAGCAACGACGGCAACACGCTGCTGGCTTCTGGTGAGGTTTCTTACACGACGGCGGACGATGCTGTGTTCAAAGAAATCACCTTCGACACCCCGGCCACCGTGAGTGCTGGTAGCTATTTGATCGCCTGGTCGTTTTCAACGGTGGACCCGGGCATTCGGCGCAAGGCCGGTGTCGGAAACTGGAAATCGAAACTGTCTCATCCCTACGCCAACTTTCCAACGGCAACCCTACCATCTCCCGATTTCGACCTGGCGCGAAACTACGCCGTTTCCGTTTACGTGGAATGAAAGCCTTGCTCTTAATCCTGCTCTTGAGCGTGCTCCCGGTGCGGGCCGCAACGATCAATGCCGCCAGCGCGTCCCGCGCGCACGTCGGCGCGGCCTACGCCACGCCTGCGGTGGACGGTGATGTGATTGTCATTCCGTCCGGCACGGCATCGTGGGCCACCAAGCTGGATGTGACCAACGCGGTCAGTTTCATCGGCGCTGGCACAGCCAGCACGATTCTGCTTTGCGATTCCAACACGCCGTTGTTTGAGTTCTACACCGCGAACTTCACCGGCAAGACGCAGATCGTGGCCGAGATTCAATTCGCCGCCGGCACTACCCCGTCCTCGGCGGCGTGGTGGTATGTCCACGGTTGCAACACCAACAACAACCGTTTCATCACGTCAAATATGTGGTTCAACGGCACGACCGCGCCGTGCCCCTTCGTCATTGGTGCGGTGGGGGTGATGAAGTCAAACCGCTGGGACATCACCAGCAACATCGGGCTTTACATCTACCATCAGAACTGGAACGGGGAGCTGTATTCGCGCGGCTCGTTTTATGATCCCGTGGATTACAACTCGGACGAGTTTTGGATGGTCGAAGGGTCGATTGTCAACGGCAGCGGCGCGGCCTACGCCTTCACAGACGCCTATCGCGGAGCCCGCTATTGGGTGCGCTACACCGCGATCACGAATCGCTGGCTGGAAGCGCACGGGACGGAGAGCGGCTTTGTGGGCGGCACGAGGGCCGTCGTGAGCGATCACAACATTTTTCACGGCGACGGCTCCAGCACCTACGCGCACAACATGCGTTCCGCCACCTTGATTGCGTTCTCTAATCGCGTCCACAACGCCGGTTCGGCAGCCAACTTCGGACACCTTGATTCGTATCGGAAAGTCTATTGGGCAGCCCCGTGGGGTCAGGCCAATGGGGAGAATCCGATTGATGGCAACGACGCCACCATCTACGCCACGGGCAGGGCGTCTGGCGGCGGGGAAAAGTTTCTGGTGGACAGCACCAAGAGCTGGACCCCGATGCAGTGGGTGGGCTACCAGCTCACGCGCACGAACCCGTTGAACGCCGATAAAACCGCCCTGACCGATTTCCGGTCGGGTTACATCTCCTCGAACAGCGCCACGGTGATTACGGTGGCCAACAGCATTGGGGGCGCGTTTCCAAACATCTATTTCACGAACAATGATGACTACCGAATCTTGAGGGTAGATCAAGCCTTCGACCAGCCCGGCGTGAAAGACAATGTGCAATGGACCTGGCGGAAGAATTCCGCGCTCACTGTATCTGCAAATGTCGCCACGGCCACGATGAGCGCGCACGGTTTTACGACGGGCGACCACATCATCGTGGGCGACCTGATCGTGGGCGTGGCCGAGCTGACAACGATGGCGCAAATCACCGTCGTCAACGAGAACAGCTACACCTTTCCACTCTACACCGCCAACGGCACGGCCAGCGCGCAGTATGAGGGTTGGGTGAGCAAGATTCTAACATACAACCAGGGACTGGACCCGTGCTACGAATGGGGAAACAAGCGCAGCGACGAAGCAGATTTGGACTTCGCGCCGTCGGCAGCGTTCATCCGCGCGGATGAGCACTACTACAACGACACCGTGAAGCCTGGATACACGGGCATTCCGTTTCCGTGGGGGAGTGAATCCGCCGCCACCCACAACCTGAGCGTTGGCACGCTGAATGTGAATAATTTGATTGAACGCTAGCAAATGATGGACAAGTCTGTACATGGTTTTAGGGCAAATATGAAAGACACAATCTCCACCACCGTGATTGCTGCGGCGGCATTTATTACTCAATTCACCAACCTGGATTTATTCTTCAAGGTCTTGGTCGGAGGATTGACGGTTGGGTTTTTATCGTTCAAGTTGTGGATGGCAATTTTGAACAACATAGATGCCATTCTGAATCCACGTCAGTACATTGCTGATAGTCGTGCCCGACGAAAACAAGAGCAGTGGCTCAAGAGCCAGAACGCCGACAACGCTGATTGATTATGACACCAAAATGGATCACCAATTTCATGGACGGGCTTAAGAGCCTGGTGAATATTCCTGGCATGTGGATTGATGGAGCGTTGTACGTCTGTTTGGCGCTGACGGGATTCTGGATGATTTTCTTCGGCACCGACGAGGCGGCCAAGTATGTTGCCCCAACGATTCTTTTTTGGTCCAAAGGCGTCATTGGTTCGCTGGATGCAGCCTTTCTGGCGCTGAAATTATTTCGCAGCAACACCTTTGCGGTACATACCGCTGAGCAGAAACAGAAAACCGGTAACACTGAGATCTTGCGGAAACAAACTGAAAACGGTTAACCTAAATCCAACATGAAAAAGATCCTTGCCATTATTGCCAGCGCCAGTCTGTTGTGCGGCTGCACCACCACCCCGCAACAAACTCAAATTGAACAATTAGCGGCGGACCTGCGCGACATCACCGAGGCTACGGTGATCATTGCGCTGGCCGAGAAGCCCGACAACCGCGACGAGCTCTTGCTGGTGTTGGGCAAGCTCAAGGCGTTGGAAGCGTTGCCGGATCCCATCACGCTGACCTCGTTGCGCAGCCTGTTGATGGAGTTGCCGCTGGACCGGCTGGAGTCGGACAAGGGACAACTCTACATCATCGGTGCTCGGGTCATATTGCGCCGGGTGAGCTATGAAGTGGACCTGGGAACGCTGACCACAGTTCGACCAATTGTGGTTGCGTTGCGTGAGGGTTTGGAAGCGGGGTTGAAGTGAAGCGGCTCTTGTTGGTCACAACGTTGTCGCTCGTGTGCGGCTGTCAGAGCTACCGTGAACGATTCATTTACTTCGGGGCGGACGGCTCAACCAATCACGTGGTGGACGTTTCCTTCAAATCTTGCCTGATGATGGGCAAGGCGGCTAAATTGCGGACCGAGACCCAGACCGGGGAGTTTATCCGTTCCGTCAACGCCGACGGTCTGGAGGTCAAACCGGACGCTGAATCAGTCAAAGCCATCACTCAAGGGGTGACCGAAGCCCTGCTCAAGAGCCTCAAGCCTGTGCCTTAACAGCTTGTTTTCAATGGGTTCCGCCCTGTTTGAAAATAGTTGAAGATTTTTCTTTCCTTTTGCCCAACGGTCAGGCAAGGTTAAGGCACAGTCAGGGGCGAAGAGCCTGAGACCGAGAAAAGAAAGAACGCTAAAATGAACAAATCCTTCCGTTTGGTTCCGACCCCAACCGCTGCAACGTTCCCTGAGTCTTTGTGGGAAGCTCTTTTGGACCAAGGTTTCAATTTCGGCCCAAAGGATGAGAACGACGGCTTTCCAATGCCCTGGGACGCCGGGTTTGAAATTTACCCCAAGGTTGTTGGTGACCATCATGAAATCACGATGGTCATTTCAGGCAGCGCCGGGCCGAGTGGTTTTGGCGACGCCAAGGTTTCAATTCCACTTTCGTCAGCGGCGGACAATTTGAAGTTTGAGGTTTACGATTTGACAGACAATCAGATCGCAGCATTGGTCGCCCTTGGCTACAACGTCGTTGATTGACCTCGCCTTCCACCGGGCTGCGGCTGCGGTGGACGGCGAAGCCAAACACGGCTCGCAAAACAACAAACCGAAAGAACGCTATGAACTCAAAACTCCCAGAAGCTCCTTGCTATTGGAATAACTCTGAAGCTGCTGCATGGCAATCCGGTTACGAAGCCGGGCGAGACTCAATTGCCAACGAACACGCCGCACTGGTGGCTGTGGCTGAGGCGGCAAAGGCTCTTCAATACGAATGCGGCAAGTTGTCCTTCATGAGTCACAACGAGCAGCCCGAGCTTTATGCGGCTTGGAGCGAAATGACGAATGCTTTGAACAATCTCCCACGACGTCTTAATTAGCGTTCTGCCGGCGTGGGCGTGCCGGCCAGGTTTGAGCTCTTGGCTCCTTGGCCGGCACACTTGAATTTGACACATGAAAATTGAAATCGTCCAGAATGGCCGGTTGTGCGACGTGGTTGCCGACGGCAAAGTAGTTCACTCCACCGGGCGGGTCGCGGCCAAAGGTTACGCCTTGGGCCTGTTCCAAAAGCACGGTGGCGAATTGTGGAACCAGAAGCGTGGCGGCAAGATGGTGTTGGTCAGGAGTGGTGCAGCCACCCATCCGTAATTTGACGGTCAAACAAACAACCCAAAGAGAAAGGTCAGTCAATGAAATGGAAAGAGTCAGGAACCCAATTCGAGTCCGTTCCGCCGGGGTCTCACATAGCGCGGTGTTACGGATGCATCGATCTCGGCACCCAGCCGAAGGTCTTCAACGGAGAGACCCATTTGGAACGCCAGGTGCAAATCTCCTTTGAGTTGCCCGCCCTTAAGATGGAGGGCAAATATGACCCCAAAGCCAAGGGCAAGCCTATGATGGCCAGCCGCAAGTTCAAGCAGAGTTTACACCCGAAGGCCAACTTGCGCAAGTTCCTGGAAGGCTGGCGTGGTCGCGCATTCAAGCCGGGTGAAGCCGAGCAGTTCGACCCGAAGAAATTGCCCGGCTTGCCCTGTCGGGTGAATGTGGTGGAGAGCCAGGATGGCACTCGCACCTTCATTGACAGCATTGCGCCGCTGGGCAAAGGGGAGAAGATCCCCAAACAGATCAATCCGTCGGTGTACCTCAGCCTGGATCCGGAGGAGTTTGACTCGGCGACGTTCGACAAGCTGAGTAACGGGCTCAAGGAGCGCATCGCCAAGTCGCCGGAGTTCATCGCGCTGGAGAATGGCGGAGCCGGGGAAGAGGCTCAAGGTGACGCACCGACCGACGACGGCAGCGCACCGGCTGACGGTGACGACAACACGCCATTCTGAACAATCTCGGCGACGGGAACTGGCGGTGACTGCCGAAAGGTAAAATCGAAAGTAATTACCAGCCCGTTTCCAACCGTCTCAATTTATCAACGCTGTGCAAAGTGGAAGAAGGCCACTGGTGGGTAGCGCCCACTTTCTCAGAAGTCTTAGGGCTGAGTGCTGATGACTTCACAGAATCGCCGGGGTAGAGCCGGCCACAGCGACCAAATTACAACCCAAAATGAAACTCATCAAATTCTTCAAAGAGTCCCTCAAGCTGCCAACCTTGTTGGGAGTAACGTCCGAAGCCGAAGAGGAGCGCCAAGAGCTCTCCTTGAACCTTCGGGCCATCACCAAGGTCACCAACGCCAACGAGCAGACTGTTGCGGTGAACACGGCTCGGGACGTTCAAACCTATGTCAAAGCGGTCAAGGATCGTGGGCTGGAATTTCGCCGTCCGATCAACGACTTCGTTTCTCTGGTCAAGAAGACCGAGGACGATCATCTGGCTCCGTTGCTGGTGGAGCAGGAGCGCATCAAGAAGCTGTGCGCCAACTTCCAGGAAAAGGAAGCCCGGCGTGTGGCCAAGGAAGAGGCTGAACAAGCTGAGCTCCGTGCCAAAGCAGAACGCGAACGGCAGGCATTGGAAGAAAAGGCTCGTCAAGCGGCCATCAAGGCTGCTGCCACCGGCAAGGCCAACGACGAGAAGAAAGCTGCAGCCGTTCAAGCTGCCGCCGAAGCTGCCGAACAAGCCGCACAAGCCACCATGGTGTTGCCGTTGCCCGAGAAGGCTCGTGACACCGGCATGAGCGTCAAGCGGGTGCTCAAGTGGGAAGTCACGGACATTCGCGCACTTGCGGCCGCAAGACCCGACTTGGTAAAAATGGAGCCCAAGGGCAGCGCCATCCAAGCGGTGTGCATTCCCGAAATGCCCAACAAGCCACCGGGGTTGAAACTTTGGTGGGAGAACACGACGGTTTTCTCAAAACGTTAACAACTCAAAGAAAGAAAAATAATATGGCAACCTATGGATTCCTTTGTCCAACTCCAAAGCAGCATTGCAATGGAACGTTGGCGAAACTAAATGCAGGACTGGACAAGCGCGGCATCAAAAAACACGGCTCTCAAGCAGAAGCGATGAAGTGCTACTCTGGCTATCTCATAAATATTATGGGGTGTGAGAAATTGACCAATCGGGAATTTCGTCATCCGAACGGAGGTCCGATTGAAGTTTTGAATCGGGAGTCTCAATTTGGGGCAAGGCTCAGGGCTGGGAAACGTGGCGAGGGGAACGCGATTGGTTCTGTCAACAGAGGAATGCCAACGGGTCATGCTGCGGTAATTTCCGCATGAACATTTACGTTTGGATTCCATTCGTCCTCCTTTGTGCGCTTGCCATTCCGGTCATCTGGGTCAGCGTCAGCCGCTGTCCCAAGTGTCACGGCTTCTGCGAGGACGAGGAAGCCTGCCAGCTCAAGATTCAAACCGACCAACAACACGAAAGCGAAAGACAAACCCATGGCCAAAAAGAAGACAACAACCCCACGTGACGGACAACGGGTCCGCATCCGCATCAAGCACCTGTTCAACGAACAGGAAAAGGATGACAAAATCAAGGACATGACTCGCACCATGCGGGAAGTGGAACTGAAGCAGGAGCAACTCAAGTCGGTCAACGCCACCGGCAAGGCGGAAATCCGTCAGCTGCTGGCAATGGTTACCGACCTGCGCAATCAGCTGGAGGACGGCGGTGCTCAGGTGGAGGTGGACGCCATTCGGGTGGTGGACCGAAAAGAAGGAACGAAATCGTTTTACGTTTGGCGACCCGGCCAGACCGGGCACGACGAGTTTGTCCGCAAGGAGAATCTCACGGAAGAGGAATTTTCCGAGTTGCCCGGCATCCTGCCTGACCCGGTTCAGCGTGACGACGACCCGGCTCACCCCCAGGAATGACCGTTTCAGCCGGGGTGGAGGCTTTCCAAACACCCCGGCAAACATCGCTGCAGGGCCAAGGCGTGGTTTTTTGTTGGCCGGACGGAAGGCGGGAGGGGTAAGTTTTCGGTGTGAATTTGTTGAAATTGGCCTTGTTAGCTGAAGGCCAACAACTTACAAAAGAATATCCGTCTCAAATGAAAATAGTTGAAGAAAACCCTTTTCTTTTGCCCAACGGTCAGGCATAGTAATGGCACGGTGAGGGTGATGACGCTCCGCCGAACAAAGAAAGAACGCTATGAAATACTTCAACTACCTGTTTGACGCGAAAACCTTTTGCGCCACTTCTCCGGACAAGACCGCGCCTGATGCTTTCGCAATGGAATGTTACGCCGAAAGCCGTGAGGAAGCCGACCAAAAGATTGCCAAGTCTTTGCGGATTGACGTTGCCGCGCTCCGCACCAAGGCTTGCACGGTTCGCGAGCTTCAACACGCCACAACGTTCGTTCATTGAGGTGATTATGAAACTCCGCCTCAACAAGAAAGTCCTCGCCGAAATGCCCGCACCGGTTCGCTCGCTCGTGATTGAGTGGCGCGACCGCTGGCACAAATCCTTCATCTTGGTTGTCAACCGCACAGACGTTCCAATGCAGGAGGACGCCAAGGTCACCGTTGTTAATTTGCTCACCGAAGCCCAGCAAACCGAACGCGTAGCGGGTGAGTTTGCTGGGATGACTCGGATCAGCCCGACGGCCAACTTAGTTCTGCCGGCTGGTTGTGTGGCGGTGGTGACGGGAATCTTCCTGGGGCATCCGTGGTTGACGATTTACCAAGCCAGCCCGGTGCAGCTTGAAAGCGGGGTGGCCAAGTGACCGCCATTCAAGAACTCACCAGTTTGCTCAACTGGAGCGAGCCCAAGACGGTGAAGACCCGCCAAGGCGAGCGCCAATTGCAAACGGCTGAGCCGACACCCCTGTTCTGGTCGCTGTGGCGTTCCTCCAAGGAGGAGCTCAAGGCGGCTGGAATCTCAGTGGGCAAGTCTGGGCCAAGTAACGATTGGGAAGTTTGCTGGTGGCAAGCCCCGGTGCGCACCCCACGGGAAACAATTGAGCGGATGAATGGTGGTCCGGTCAAATCAATTTCTGAATCCGCCGTGCCTGTGCCGGCGAAAGCTGAGAATGCGACTCAGTCGGGCCGACCCTTGCGGGAGAGCCAATTAAGCAGCGAAGTGCAGGGCGGCATGAAGGCTCACGAGGCCGACAGTCCTGCGGCGGCGGATTCAGTTTCTTTGGCTACCGAAAGCATCTTCGGCAAACGAGGAGCCGGGGTGGAAATGACACCCCAACCGCTGGTTGGGATTCCTTCCGGGGTGATCCTGAGCAACGAGCAAATTGCCATCCACAATTACATCGAAAATGGCACCGGCAATTGCGTGGTGCAGGCCAGAGCGGGCACCGGTAAGACTGCCACCATCACCTGGGGCATCACCAAGGCCAAGGAGCAGGAAATCCTTTACCTGGTGTTTGGCAAGAAGAACGAAGTCGAGGCCAAGCAGAAGATTCTCGATCCTCGCGTTACGATTCGCACGCTCAATGCTTTCGGTTTCCGTTGTTGCAAATCGGTGTGGCGGGATTGCAAGCCGGACGACGAGGTGGAGAAGGACCGCATTGCGGCTGCCTGCCCGAACATTCCGGACGAGGCTTCGGGTGCAGTGGAACGACTGGTGGGCTTTGCCAAGAATCTGTTTGTGGGTGTGCCTTCGTTGGAAAACCTGATTGTCACGGCCAATGAGCGGGGTGTGTTCTGCGGGCTGCAAACTCAGGAAGGCGAGGATGAATTTCCGGTGGTGCGACTGGCGGCGATTGCTCAAGTCGCCATGGAAGCAGCCAAGGTCAAAGACCCGGCCAACCGAATCTCATTCGGCGATCAGGTGTGGCTAGCGGTGACCATGGGCTGGGTACGACCGGTAGCTGACCTGATCTTTGTGGACGAAACCCAGGACATGAATCTGCCCCAGTTGTTGATGGTGCAGCGAGCCATTCGTAAGGGTGGGCGGGTTTGTGTGGTGGGTGATGATCGTCAGTGCATTTACACCTTCCGAGGCGCACACCCGGATGGCATGGGCATGATGCGCGATTCGCTCAAGGCTCGGACGCTGGGGCTGACTGTCACCCGTCGTTGTCCCAAGTGCGTGGTGCGCCGGGTCAAATCAATTGTGCCGGATTATCAATCGGCCGAAGACGCACCGGAAGGCGAAGAGTTTTTCGTCAACGAGGCTGAATTGCTGGACCGTTTGCAAATCGGAGACGCAGTGATCAGCCGGGCCAACGCTCCGTTGATGGGTTTGTGCCTCGCTCTGCTCCGCAAAGGGGTGTCGGCTCGCATTGAAGGCCGGGACATTGGCAAACGGCTGGTGTCAATAGTGCGTCGGTTCAAGGCCAAGAGCGTGCCCGACTTTCTGCGTCGCCTGGAAGCCTGGGTTGAGAAACAACGTAAGCGTTTGGACATCGGCAAAGAGGGCAAGGTCCGCATGGCCGGGGTGATGGACGAAGCCGAAACGTTGCGCGCTGTGGCCGAAGGCTGTGCTAATGTGTTTGAGGTTGAACAGCGCATCATCAGCCTGTTCCAGAACAGCGACGACGAAGGTGTCAAACCGGCTGTGGTGCTCAGTTCGACTCATAAGGCCAAGGGCTTGGAATGGCAGCGCACAGCGGTGTTGAGCTGGACCTTCAACAAGCGTTGGAAAAACCAGTCCTCGGCTCAAGTCCGCGAGGAACAAAATCTCTGGTATGTGGCGCTGACTCGCACCAAGCACACGCTGATGTTAGTGAGCGAAGGCGGACGGGGCAAGCCGGTGGAACAAGGTGACGGAACGAAAGTGGGCGCGATGTGAAAATTTATTGTTCGTGTTGCGGAAAGCAGGCAGTCAGAGATCAAAACCCAAGCCGACACGACAAGTACACAACCAAGCTTGAAGGATCCAAGGCTGATTTTAACGGCAGGGTAATTTGTGGGTTTTGCGCCGAGGACCTAGACGAGCACGGAATGTTTCCAGAAGAAAGAACTGACCAACTGTCATGACAACCGAACAATTAGACAACGCTCGTTACCACGCTGGTGCTTTGAAGGGAATGGCCCACAAGGAAAAGGCCACCTACAAACGCCAGTTGATGTTTGATGCGGCCAACTTTCTGGAATCGCTCAAGGGGTGGCAGCCGATCAAGACTGCCCCCAAGGACGGCACATTTGTCTTGGCGGCTGCTCGTAGCGGTTACACCAGCACGCCGTTACGGGTGGCGGTGTGCACTTGGGAAACAGGAGGCGTCCACGGGCCATTGGCAGCAGGCTGGAGAACCCATGCCAATGACTGGTTTACCGGAATTGGCATCGATGCCGATTATTGGATGCCGTTGCCGGGCATCAGCCAGGAGGAAAAATGACCGCTCCCCTCCGCAACGACTCCGACCGTTACAAGGAATTGCAAACCTTGCTGGCCAACCTGCTGCACACCGGCCAAAAAGACACCCACGAATTTAAAACTGCTTGGCAGGAAAGCGAAGCCATCAAGAACCGTAATGGAGGAATGCCGCCAGCAGAACCTTGTCCGACTTGTGGCGGTGAGGGTGGCCTTGATTCTGGCGGAGTGACGCCGTGGGGCAGCCCAATTTCAATTCCGTGTCCTTCTTGTTCGGCCAAATGAACTGGAATCGTAAACCCGTCCGTCCGCCACAAGACCCCAAACGTCCCACCACACTGGTGGTGAAAGGACTGGCTGAACTTCAAGCCGCAGTTGCAAGAGCGGATCAGCTGGTGAAACGTAACGGCGTCTGGGAGCATGGCCGACGGGGTGAATACCGCATCAACGCCATGATTCATTTAGGCGCTGTCACCAGCAACAACAAGAACGGACGCTACGAACTGGAGCTAACCTGGCACGAGCCCAAACAACAAGATCTGTTATGACCGTCTATAAAACCATCCGACAAATAGTGCTGGCCAATCCAGAATTAAGCACCAGGGAAGTCTTCGAGCGGGCACGGTTGCAATTCCCCAACGACAACCCGTCGTGGTTGAAATGTCGAGCGGCGCAGGTGTGTTGTGTGACCCGCAAGGCGATCAAAGAAAAAGCTTTTCTTTCCAAGGCGACGGGCGTTTAATTGGAGCGTTGCGGAAGCAACAAGCCGACTGGAAACCGGCTCAAAGAAAAATGACAGCAATAAGTCCAACCGAATCTTCGATGCGCGTGCGAGCGCAAGTGGGTAATTCAGGCCGCCAGGCCGACTGTCGCCCGTTTCCAACGTTCGCCCGCGCATCGAGGTTTTGTGTATGAGCACTCTCAAAAAGTTTGATCGGCCAATCTGCTTCCAAAGAATTTTCGTTGAGTTGACAGGCACCATCACAGGAGCGTTGTTTCTTTCTCAGGCTGTGTATTGGCAAAATCGTTGCGACTCAGAAGACGGTTGGTGGTGGAAGACCCAAGAAGACTGGACGGAAGAAACGGGCATGACGCGTCACGAGCTTGTTTCGGCCAAAGAGACAACCAAAAAGTTCATCCGCCACAAGCTGGGAGGAGTGCCTTGCCGAAGCTTTTGGAAGGTGGATGCAGACGCTTTAGATGCCTGTGTTCAGCTGGTGGAGTCCAGTTCGCCGGAATCCGGTGAACTGGATAGCCGGAAAGCGGCGAACAAGTCCGCTGAAAAGCGGCGAGCTTCTAAAGAGAAAACTTCTACTGAGAACGGCGCTGTCGCGCCAACATCAAAAATAAGGAGCCTAACCGACCAATTCAGTTCAGCTTGGGCCAAAAGGTTTGGAATGCCCTACAAGTTTGGTGGCGCTGCTGACGGCAAGGCTGCTGATGAGCTTTTGAAGCTTGGCCTTTCCCCAGAGGAAATCATGGCGGTGGCCATCAAGGCTTGGAACAAACCAGAAGACTTCAATTGCAAGTTTGCTTTGTCCCTCAAAGGCTTGGCCAGTCGGTTCAATGAGATCCGGGCTGAGGTGGGTTTGTTGAACAAGCCCAAAGGAAAAAACGAAATGCGCCCTGAAGGTTACCGACCTGACAAGGTTGATTCCAACAACAGATTTCACGTTCCCAGTGGAAACCTATGAGCACCGTCTTTGGCAAGCGCAAGAAGGTCAAGTTGGTTGTGCCAGAGGAACCGACACCCGCGCCAGCTGTTGTTCCGCCCGACGCCAAAGAGCCTTCGCCTTTCGTTAACGGCCACAAGAAGCCAGCCGGGTTGCGCGTGGACCGGTTGCCGCCGCATTCGGAGGACATGGAACGTGGGGTGTTGGGGTGTGTGTTGCTGTCGCCCAACGAGGCTCTGGCGCTGTGCATTCAAAAGTTTCCGGACGGCAAGGCAGAATTTTACGACCTGCGCCATCAAGTTATTTACGACACCTTGGTTGGGATGTATTTGAATCAACAGCCGGTGGACGTGGTGACGCTGTACGAGAAGTTGAAACAAGGCCAGTGGCTGGAGGCGGTGGGCGGAATTGCCTACTTGAACGAAATTCAAGACAAGACGCCATCAGCGGCCAATTTTGCCTACTATGCTGACGTGGTTCATGACAAACATCTGTTGCGCAAGATGCTAGCAGTGTTCACTGCTGCAACCGATCAGATTTACAACCATCGTGATGGTGTGGACGTTTTGTTGGATGGGGTGGAGGTGGAGGTTTTGGCCGTGCGTCGGGCCAAGTCAACGAAACAAACCGCCATCAAGAGCGTGATCAATGGAGCCATTGGTCGGATTGAGGCCAAGTTCAATTCCAAGGGAGCTCTTTCTGGTTTGTCCACCGGGTTTCCTGACTTGGACTATTATACTGACGGCCTGGTGGCCGGGGAGTTGATTGTGCCGGCTGCCTTTCCGGGTGACGGCAAGACGTCACTGGTCATGAATTTTGCAGAACACATTGTGTTGAATCTCAAATTGCCAGTGGCGGTGTTTTCCTTGGAGATGACTTCGGAGAGCTTGGGCATTCGGCTGTTGTGCTCGGTGGCTAAGGTGAATTTGAAGGACGTTTCCCGAGGCAAGTTGACCGAGGCAGATTTTCCAAAGTTGACTTCAGCCGCAGCCCGGTTGAGCGAGTCGGGTTTGCATTTGGTTGAGGATTGCGATTCCATTTCTCGGATCGTTGCGGAGTCTAGGCGTTTGAAACAAGAACACGACATCAAGCTGATTGTGGTGGACTATTTGCAATTGGTGACGGGTGGCGGTCGTGGTCAGGATGCCAACCGGGAACAGGAAGTCAGTGGTGCAGCGGCTGCGCTCAAACGGCTGGCCAAGGAACTGAATGTGCCGGTGTTGGCACCGTCTCAATTGACCGACGACGGCAAGTTGCGCGAAAGTCGGGCCATCGGTCAGCACGCTGATGGGGTTTGGAAGCTAGAGCCAGAAGAGGAACAGGAAGGTGACCGGGATGTCGTGGATGCCGTCAAGTTGCGCATCGTCAAGAACCGCAATGGGCCAAGAGGAGTTTGTGTCAACTTGACGTTCCTCAAGACATTCACCCGGTTTGAATCGGCAGCCAGAGTTGACACCGAAGAAATCTCCAAGGGCGAACCACCACCAGAATAAAGGATCAAAATGAACGATGCATTCACCAGAGTAAGATTTTCTGACCCCACCATTCATGCTATGTTGGACGCCGGGCGCAGCCTGGAGGAAACCATAGTTGCACTAGCGCAGGAAAAGAAGTTGTTGGGCCATTACCTGATGGAGTTGCCAGGCATTTCGCCGCGTAAGGTTGTGCTGCAGGACGGCAGAACAATGATTTGGAACTGCCCGGACGACCTTGTGCCAGAACACCATGGAGTAGATCTGGCTTTGGCGCAATCTCCAACTTGGCCACACGTGTTGGTCTTTGCCAAGCGCATGGAGGCCAAGCTTGCTCAGAACCGTCACAAAGGCGACCGCGAAGGCTGGCTGAAAGACGACCCGTGGAATTTGGTGGAGCGCATGCTCGACGAAACCGTGGAGGTGCAGCATTGTTTCACGCTGGGGAGCGACGGACGAGCAGACTACGACAACGCCGAAAAACTGGCAGACGAGTGCGCCGATGTGGCGAACTTCTGCATGATGATTGCCGACGTCGCCAAGAGCCAAGAATGATTTATGGAAAGCGAACTACAACAACTCATCAACACCCTCGTCAAGGAGCGCGACTTGTATCGCAAGACCCTGATTGAGATTTCGGACCGAGGAGACGCCTGGTCGGCACAGAGAGCCACGGAAGCGGTCAAGCGATACATTTCACAGGAGGAGGGAAAATGAAATGGTTTATTACAACGAAAATGACAAGAATGCAGCCAGTTGGATCAGAGGGCTAATTTCAGAGAGGTTGATTGAAGAAGGAATCGTTGATGAAAGAAGCATCAGAGATGTTAGCCCCTCAGACATTGCCGATTTTGAAGAGCGTCACTTCTTTGCAGGAATCGCCGGCTGGCCACTCGCGCTGCGGCTCGCAGGCTGGCCAAAAGGCAGGAGCGTCTGGACTGGAAGTTGCCCGTGCCAGCCGTTCAGTCAACAAGTCAAGGGAGTTGCTGAAGGAGTGGGCGACGAACGGCACTTGTGGCCCGTCTTCCGCAAGCTCATCGAGGACTGCAATCCTGCAACGGTGTTTGGAGAGCAAGTTGCAGGAGCGGATGGCACTTTGTGGATGTCGGGGGTACGAATTGACTTGGAGAAAATTGACTATGCCGTGGGGATTGCCCGTTTGTGCGCTGCAGGGGCGGGTGCTCCGCATCTCAGAAACAGATTTTACTGGGTGGCCGACGCCACAGGCGCGGGATCACAAGGACATCGGCAAGAACGGTCCTTATCCGTATGCACTTACACGTCATGCGCCAAGTTGCGCGACAAAATTGTTGAAGTTGGGAAAGGACTGGAGGGTGATCTCGGGTTTTTATTGCGTGGTGATGGGATTTCCGGTTCAGTGGAATCTTGTGCAGTCAAAGGTTATGGTAATGCCATCTTCCCGCCATTGGCGGCGGGTTTTATAGGAGCTTATTTGGATTGTTTATGAAATGGAGCACCACCAGTCAACCCAACAGCCTCCCGCTAACCGACGCAAGCCCGATGCCTTGGGGCATTCACCAAGGCAAGCCCATGGCGCAGTTGCCGGTGGAGTATTTGCACTTCCTTTGGCAGGACCATAAGTTGAAGGACAGGCCACAAGACAATGTGTCGGCTTACATCAAGCGGTGCATTCCGGCGTTGCGAAAAGAGAATGGAGACTTGTTATGGGGCTGATTGTTGAGAGTCTGAATCGAAAGACAAAGGATTTTGATTTTGAGTTGTGGAAGGAACAGGACTCGTCGTGTCTTTTGTGTCACAACCTTTTGTCTTTAGACTCAGGAGCGGAATGGCCAGAAGATCATAGATTGCTTTTGTGTTGGGGATGCATGAGCGAATTGTGTGCGGAGCTTTTGATGGAAGGTTGCAGATGATCCTCACCGTCAAACCTATCAAAGGCGAGCCGACTTGCTTCCTCGTGGAAAGTTATACGCTCCGTTGCATTTCGTGCTCACGCCTGTTGCGCCGTTTTCCGGCCAACATGGTTTGGTTCAGTGAGAAGCAGAAAGCGTTGCTGGGCTTTGCCGGGGTTTGGACCAAGGTGGAGACCACGTTGGAAAAGTTGAAGCAGAACCGGGCCAACACGGCAGGGGATCAGTGCCCGAAGTGTGGCGGAGTTTTGGAGATGCGCTTTCACAAGGTGGACATTGCGGGCTACAACTGCAACGGTGAGTGCGGGTGCGAATATTTTGCCGTCACGTTGCAAAAGCAATTGCGCCAAGCCCCCAAGTCCGAATGGAATCTGGGGCTGCACCGGTGTTCGCACATCGAGGCAGCCCGGGATTTTGCCATTGATGTGGTGGTGACCAGCCATGAATACCACCGGCTGCGCGTCAATGGCAACGGGAAACAACGAGAGGAACACGCTGCATGAAATATCAGAAGAAGACGAAACCCGCTATTTGGCGGGAAGCCTTCCCCAAACAAGCTGCCGCCCTGCGTCCAGGCCGCGTCGAGGACGAAAAGGGTGGCCGTCGTCCCTTCCGGCCGCAAAAACGTCGCCTTGGCCCTGCAAAGCACGGCGCGAGGCGTTCACGGACACTGGCTCAAACCTTTCTGGCCGAGGAAAAGAAGCTCTACCGGCAGGAAGCTCGACAATTCGTGGCCACAAGCAACGACCTGGGCCAGTTTTGTCCGGTAGAATGGACGCTGAACAACCGGATTGTGCCGGTGGAGGAAATCCACCACATGCGCGGGCGGGGTCATGGTGGCCGCAGCCCGTTGTTGAGAGACCAACGCCATTGGTTGGCGGTCAGTTCCAGTGGCCATCGCTTCATCCACGAGAACACGGACAAAGCCAGAGAGCACGGTTGGATTTGCGCCAAAGGCCAATGGAACGTTGCGCCATGATGCTCAAGCGCGGACAACTTCTGTTGCTGGTGTGCAACCGTTGCAAGGCGGAGTTGCCCATCGCTTACGGGCACAACGCCGAAAACATCACGCCCGAAATTGCCAGTCAGCAGTTCACCTGCCTGGGCTGGACCACCAAGGGCAACGTTTCCGCCTGTCCGAAGCATTCTCGGTTGTCGGCTTTGACCGCCAAGGAAGTGTTGGCCGACTTCATGAATTTCCTGAAGTTGACCGGGCGCAAGGCGATTCCACATCCCAAAGACCTGCTGAAAGACGAGCTGAAGGAATGGGTTGGCAGCACGATTTTTGGGCGAAACCGCACCAAATGAAAATAGTTGAAGATTTTTCTTTCCTTTTGCCCAACGGTCAGGCATTTTTGGTTGTGAAAGTTAAGAATGCTATGAAAATCAAACCCATGAACATCGAAGACCTAACCATCAAGGATGCCCGTGCACTCGTTGCGTTGTTTGGCAATCAAACCCCGAACGAGAATCCATTCAAGATTGGTGCGAATTATTTCCTGCGCACCGTCACCCATCACCACACCGGGAGACTGGTGCAAGTCACCCAGACCGAGCTTGTCTTGGAGGACGCTGCGTGGATTGCGGACGACGGACGATTTTCGGACGCACTCAAGAAATGTGAGTTTGGAGAAGTTGAGCCCTTTCCAAAGGGTCGCGTCATCATTGGCCGTGGGTCGTTGATTGATGCGGTGGAAATTGACAAGGTGCCGATGTCACAAAAGTAACATGAATGTCGCTGTTGCCTTTGAAGGTTGGTCGCGGTCGGGATCGCGGTCGCGGTCGCGGTCGGGGTCGCGGTCGGGGTCGGGGTCGCGGTCGGGGTCGGGGTCGTGGTCGGGGTCGTGGTCGGGGTCGCGGTCGTGGTCGGGGTCGTGGTCGTGGTCGGGGTCGGGGTCGTGGTCGGGGTCGTGGTCGTGGTCGGGGTCGGGGTCGTGGTCGGGGTCGCGGTCGTGG